GTCGGACGCCAGCAGCTCCCCCTAAAAAATCACGCCTCTGACCTGCGGGTATGCAAGATCGAATACCCCCCTTGATCGAATACCCCCAGCATGCCGATACCCCCTATGATCATGCCGTTACCCACTCGTTCAGGTAGTGCCGATACCCCACACGTTCCAACATCGGCATGCGGATACCAGTCACCTTGATCGGCATCAACGATGGGTCATCACACGCATGCATGCGCCACCATGTGCAGCATGAGAGGCAGAGGTACGTGACCACACTGCGTGGTCCTACCCATCGGTACTCAGCAGGGGTAGGCACACGCCCACTGATGTGAGCACAGCACTCGCACATCAGCACGTGATCACCTCGCTGTCCTTCACCCATCCCACCGCACCCTTGATCGGTGGCATGGATACCAAGGTCATGTGGTATGTGACGTAAGCAGGCTCGTTGCCTACCGCATCCCACATCCTATGGTCCTGATCATCTCTAGCCCACTGATACACCACAGCGTGAAGGTGGTGATCAGTCTGGTAGATCTCCACCTTCCACACTTCGGCTGTATCCATACCTTCACCACGTGCCCACTCATCAATGAGTGGATCATATGACCAGCTTAGATCACGAGTACTGATGACCATGATCGGATGCCCGCAGATCTCGTGACCTTGGGCTATGCGTTCCATGCTGCGCATGATCCGATCTACCACCAGATCATGATTAACGTAGATCATCTTAGAATCCTGACCTCTCGAAATTCTCGGGATATCGCATACACCTAGATCCCCCACACTCGGGACCGTGGGTTAGCAACCTCTTCGATGCGCTCTGCCTTGAGTGCGTTACCCGCATCAGAGTTACATCCGTTGTGCGCTGGCATGAGATTGTCCTTGGTACTCTGCCCGCCCGCACTGCGTGGGATGGGGTAGTGATCAGCAGACCAGGCCATCCGATGCCGGGGGTTGCGTGCCGTGATCTCTCGGCTGATCGGTAGCCCGCATCGATGACACTGCCAAGGAAGGTTGGCTTTCATCCATACCCGGATTTCACGATAAGCGTGACCCCGCAATCCAGCGTCGCTCACCGTCTCAGCCAATCATCGATCAAGGTCAGCGTGGCGATAGCACCGACGATGATCAGCGCACATGCCACGGTGCATCCGATGATCTGGAGTATCATGATCATCTTGTTACCTGGCCTCTCGAAACTTCTGGATCATTGGCTCTTACGTGTCAACCACAAGCAACGGGCCGAACGCCGCAGTCTTGGCCTGGCCACCGATGATCACATCACAGCGCCACCACCGACGGCCCGCCGTAGCCAGCGCCGACGCTGGCACAGTGACCGTGCACAGTCCGGACAGCGGGGTAGTAAGAACGATCTCTCCCGTGCTTGTGCTGAGCTTGACTGTGGACGCGTCAAGATCGGCAGTCTCCCGAGCGGCTTTCAGGTAGACGTTCACCACCAGACCAGTGAGGTTCTGCGGTAGCCCGTCATCATCCTTGGTCACGGTGACCGTGAAGATCTCTTGGTTCCCTTGGTACAACTTGAGATCTCTCGCTACCGGCATGTCACGCTCCCACAGTCGCAGTGATCCGAGAGGCAGCAACCGGAGTCGCAGAGGACAGCCGAGATGTGATCACTTCCGAGCCGCTCACCCTGCCCATGATCAGTAGGGTTCCGCTCACCTCGCCGACGATCACGACCACACCTGACACCCTGCTTGTGATCACTACCGAGCCGGACAGATCGTAAGCTACCGCGTCAGTCGGAAGACTGCCCGATGCCGTGAGATACCCGGTGCCTACCAGGGTAGCGGCACCCGCGATGATCGCCCCTGGTATGGATCCGCTGGCTACCAGCGTGCCCATGCCGAGCAAGGTTGCCGTACTCGGGATTGTGTCGAGCGCTGATCCGGTCAGTGTCCCTCGCCCAGAGAGGAACACGCTTGCGATTTGGGAGATCAAGCCAGCCGACGTGAACGAGCCACGCCCAGAGAGGTCAGCGCTCGACACCTGAATTATGACAGCGTTCGCCGTCAGAGTGCCAGCACCGGCCAGTGTTGCCGCGCCCGTGACTCCGGAGCTTGAAGCGGTCATCGTGCCCATACCGGCCAGGGAGCTGGACGCGATGACCACATCGAGCGCCGTGCCGATCAAGGTACCGGCAGAAGCGAAGGATGATCCGGCTTGTATGATCGGCAAAGCACTAGCGATCAAGGTACCCGCACCAGAGTAGGCACCCGTCGCGGGAATCGTATCGAGAGCCGAGCCGGTGAGCGTACCCTTACCCGCCAGCGTTGACGCTGCGACGTCAACATTAAGACCGCTAGAGATCATGGCTCCCGCGCCGCTGAGAGCCACGCTAGCTAGATCAACATTGAGCCCGGTACCGGTGAGCGTACCCATGCCTGACAGAGCCGTAGAGCCTAGCTGGACGTCCACAGGGGCGGCACTGAGCGTGCCTTTACCCGCTATCGTTGCCGCGCCCTCTTGAACATCCAACGCACTCGCCGACAGGGCACCCGAGCCGACCAAGGTTGCCGCACCGGAGATCGTTGCCGGTCCTGTGCTTGGTGGGGTGATGATCCGAGATCGAGGAGTGATCGTCGCCGCTGGTCGGCTCTGCGTATACCGGATGCTCATGAGTACCGGCCCATGATCAGTTCCGGGATCACAGCCGCCGCAGCGGGAGCAGACGGGATCAAAATCGTGTGAGCGATCCGGTTGGTCTGTGAGAATGTGCTGGTCGCCACGTTGGTGCCGACAGCCGCACCGCTGGCAAGCTGACGCCATGAGACGAGCTGGTTAGCCCGGAGTGTGGCGACCTGGATATTGGTCAGCGACGTCGCCACTGGACTTTCAGCCGCGAATGACCATGTACAGGAAGCGCCACCGGATCCGCAGGCATACCGGAGCTGTAGATCGTCCGCCGCAACCGGTGTTGCTGTCGGACAGGTGATCGTCGTCGCTGCGCTAGTAGCGCTGGCTACGGTTCCGTATACCGGATTGATCATGGAAGGGTTGGCACCCGAGATAGCGACCATGGTCATAACGCCGTTTGAGCTAGTAGACGTATGCGTCACGGTATATGTGGCCGGTTCAGATCCACCAGCGAACCGCCATGAGATTCGGCAAGACAGTGCATTAGTGGTCAGCGAGAGTGCTTGAGTGCTGTTCCATGTCCCGCCACCAGTGACCAGCATGTCCGCCACAAGAGACGTTGTGGCACTGTGCATAGCGACCAAGAGCGTCCCGGATACCACGCTGGCAGGCTTAGCCACTGTAGTGGACGCCGTCGCCGCCATAGCCGTGTTAACCGAACTGACGAAAGCCGCAGGCATAGATCACTCATCCCACGTGAAGCTGACCTCACAAACTTGACCGGTGCCGACCGCCACCAGTCCGAGCCCGGATGTAGCACCCAGGGCACATTCCATACCAAGATCACCGAATGTCAGGATCGCTGCCGAGCCGATTGCCGCACCAAGCACGAATCGATATCCCGTGTCCTCGACCACCGTCGCGTCGGCCGTCCACAGCCCGAACGTGGTACAGATCGCCGTCGGCGCTTCATTCCGGTACTTGTGCTCTGCCTGCCCGGTGCCTGCGGTTCCACCGGTAAACGTGACCAGCCGATACGTGCATGCCACGGCTGTGGTATTCCACAGCGCTACCTCTCGCAGAAGCGGAGTCACGGCCGCAGTCGCCAAGATCCCGAAGATCGGCCGGACGGTAGTGCCAGCTCCGGCCGCAGTCATACCGGAAGAATATCGAGCCATGATCTCTCCCTAGACAGCGACGCCGACCGCGAGCACCCACACGCCATCGCTAGACGGTCCAGCCGGAATGGTAATCACCGTACCGGCGATCGAGCATGATGCGATCGTGGTCCCGGTATCGCTGACCAGCCCACAGCGCTTGATCACCTTGAGCCACTGTGCGAGATCGGCCGTATCACCAGCCGTCGTGTTCTTCACCGAGAGCAGGACCGTACGCGCGCATGTTCCGTCAGCGAAGCAAAGCCCCACTTGATCCGTGCTGAGAACTGCCATCAGGTGATCGCAATCGAGAGTGAGCCGATAGGGAAGGTGAACGTATCGCCTAGGTTGACGACCTTGTTAGCCGCGAGTGGTCCCCACCAGAGCCGACCCACACCCGCGTTATCCCAGATCTCGACCGCTACCACCGTGCACGCTGGCATGAGCGTATAAGAGATCAAGTTCGTGTTGAGCGCGACGCCACCGGTATGAGCAGGGAACGTAGCCGTCTGTTGCGCGTAAGATCCACCGGTTACTTCAGTGCCAGCCGCAGATTCAGTCCCGATGATCGTATAGAGCCGAGCCTTGAGCGGGGATGTCGGCCGCGTCGGTGCCGTGAGCACTGGATTCAGCCAGTCGATCACTAGACCTTCGGCAATGTCGGTTAGGTTGTCAGCCATACGATCTACTCCTGACGTCGGCCCTGCTCAAAGGTAGCAGGCTGACGCTTAAGCGTCACACACTCGTACTCGCCAGCTTGGCCATGATCCCCTCAACTTGCACGCCGTAGCTCGGTGCCGGTGCCCACCGACCGCCGAGCAGAGCGACCAGGGGAGCACTCCCAAAATTGGTCGTACCTGGTCCCAGATAGACCGCTCGCGGATCGGGGGAATCGATCGGTACCGGGAAGCCCGCATACAGCCGCAAGTGGTGAGCGTGCGCTACAGCCCCGATTATCGGGAAGCCGTCAGCCATCGGGAACACCGCGTGATCATCCTTGAGATCGCCGGTAGCGTTCCGGATCTTCAGCCCGCATGTGTTGCCCATGCCGGGAACCACAGCGCCACCGAAGCGGCCGTAGGAAGTCTCCTTAGCGCATTGCGCCGCGAGTACGAGCGGATCCACACCCCACCAGCGGCCAGCGTCCCAGAGCGCCACCAGAGCCTTGAGATACCACTCGGACGCGTCGAGCCGGATCGCGTTCCGCTTGATCGTGAGCAGGGGGATCGTCGGGGGTGCCATGATCGGCAGCATCAGAGATCCACCCAATAGGACATCTTGAATTCCGCGAAATCCACCTTGACCGATCGTGAGCCGTTGTGCTGGACGAGCAGGCCGACCGACGTCAGGGGATGAACGAACATATCCCAGTTCTTCGCGAGGTACTGCCCGCCTGGAGTCTTGGCGTGATCTTCCGTACACGTCGAGTCGTATCCGGTGGTCAGCTCCAGTGGATCTCTGACGAACCGATCTCGAACCTCGGTGTAGTCGCCGCCTTGCCAGTAGATCAGCCCGTTCAGATGTGCCCATCCGACATGGGCAGGCCAGATCAGGCCGGAACGCGGGTTGCTGGCAGTCGTCGTCAGGCCGGTATCCGGTTGCTTGGGATCATGCAAGCTCGGTGCGTCGGCCGATTCGTTGTCGAACGGGAATTTCAAGATCGTGTAGGTATTCGGAGGGATGGCCTGCGGTGCGCTGGTCATCAGTGAGCAAACGATCAGTTTCCATGCCACGGGGCAAGACTACAGCGCATGACCCCGGAAGGGTCACACGCTGTGTGGTCTAGCAGCAACCGCCCCACCAACCGAGCGTGATGTGGGGGATAAACCAGATGGTAAAGATCCCGAGCACCAACGCGAAGATGATCGACGCGACTGCCTTCCATGGCTTGGGAGGTTCGATACCGAGCCACCCTCTGATCTTGAACGTGAACGTCCACTCCCGGTGGCCGCTCTTGATCGCTGCGTACTCCCAGAACGCGAATGCGCCGAACAAGCCGCAGAACGCGATCACGAACCACGTCCAGTAGTCGAACCCGCTCACCGGATGTCCCGAGCGCTTGTGTCGGCCGTCCAATGAACCTCGACCACATCCGCCGCGTGCCGATCCCGAACGAAGTTGACTACGTTAGAGATCACTATCTCGGCAAGATCAGCCGGTTTCACGTCCGGTTGCCGCTTGACATCGATCTTGAGGGTAACGATCATGGCTGACACCAGAAGCCCAATTCACGAATCCTGAATGTGATCATTCTTCCGCTCCAGCCATTTTGTTGTGGATCTTCTCGGCCAGCTTGTCGATCCACTCGGTAGCGCCTGGATCTTCCTTGGTCATTTCAGCTTCGTCGAGCCCGAAGTCTCCGAAGTCGAATTCCCAGATGGCTTTCTTGATCAGCGCCTTGGTAACGATCATCTTTCGATGTCCTCTTTCACCGTGTCGGCCGCGAGAGTCAGAAGATCGAGAACTACCCGATGCCGACCTGACATCTTAAGGTCAAGCAAGACCTCTTCGCTGCCCGCGTCCACGATCACGAGATTGGCGACGAAGATCGGGAACTTGATCTCCAGCTCTTCGGACGGAACTACTTCGATCTTCTCGGCCGGATGCGTCCATGTGCACTCGCTGGCTTCATGACCGAACGGCCCGCCGCCGCGCCCTCCACATTTCGAGCAGTGGGGGTTCCGTCGGCGCAAGATCATCCAGTGGTGATGCATGCTCCGTGGGTCGTCCATCCATCCGCCGTCCGTCTCCCGAGCGTACAGACGTGGATCATGAACCTCGATGCACTCTTCGGCTAGCACCCACTCTTTCTCTTGGATCATCGCATCCTCGGTTTCTCGGATATGTCGATCATGCGTGCGTACACCTGACACGCGTCGGCCGCCATAGCGATCAGCGCCGCTTTCACGTTCGTACCGTAGCCGGTGATCGGCCCATGATCCGTTTGTGCCGTGGCGACCCATGCCGGGGGAGACTCCTCGGTACCGTCACCTTGATCGAGATACGTTGTAACGTTGGCTTGATCAACTCCCCACCACAACCCGTCGGCCGCCAGCTCCATTTTGATCGCCGGTACCGACTCTGTGTCTTGGAAGTAGCGCCACTGATCACCCATGGACTCCCGCCGAACCTGCCGGGAGAGTTGATCGATCTGAGCCCGCTGCTGAGAGATCGTGCGCCGGTACTCGTCGATCGTGCCCGCGTACCGTTGATCGGCCCACCGTTCCCGATCTATCTGCTCTTGCCACTCGCTGGAACGTTGCTCGGCTATGGCGCTCACGTCGTACCCGGCATGTCCACCGACGACGGCATGCGGGGCCATGATCAATTCTCCGATCATCCGCATCAGCTCTTGGCCGCGATCTATCGGATTGACCAGCGCGCCGGTTCCGGCCGTGCCAATGATCGAAGATGCGTCCTCTTCGGTGAGCCAGACTATGAGCCGCTGACCGAAGACCGCGAACGATCTCGGTACGTAGTGGATATGATCAACGCCCATTTCCATGTTCGGGTCAGGCTGACTGAAGATCTCCTGAAGACTTGGCGACACAGCCACCGTGACCATGCCCTGAAGATTCGGGCAGACCGTTCGCTTGTCCTTGCCGTGCCACGGCCCGCCGATGAACCATTCTGGATAGAGGGTCATTTTGGTACGTCCGTCTCGTGTGCCACTTTGAATTGGTCCCACTTGAGTGCCCACATGGCACGTGACCGGCGATCCAAAGCGGCATCTATCTGCCGTACCACTTCGGCTCTACGTACCGGATCCTCCGTCTTGGTACGTTCCGCGAGGCACATACGGAGGAACGTGTCTAGCTCTCTGATGGCACGTGCCAGCTTGGCCCGCTCGCCGATCACAGCCATGTCTGTACCACTCCGTAGGTACCGAGTGCCAGAGTGATAACGATCAGTGCCACCAGCGTACCGAGACGGCACCAATATTCGATCTTGGTACGTGCTGTCTGAGCCTTCATCGGATTCTGCGTGATCTGCCAGAGCAGATCCCACCGACTGTCGGGCATGCGGCTGTGTTCACCCACGAAGATCACTCCTCTTGATCCAATGCCGGTCGTAGTAACTCATAGGATCTTGACCTCTTACGGTCACCAAGCTTGCTTCACCGAGCCGACGATCAGATTCGATCATCGTGATCACATACCATCGGCCCATGATCCACATCATTTGGCCAGGTCCTTCGATGTTGGTCCGTTGCCGCTTCCGGAAGATCCACCAGATGTGGATTCGCCGAGCCAGCCTACTCAAGATCGTTTCGATCACGAATCCTCCCAGAGAGTCAAGATCGTCACACATGCCGGACAGATCGCGAAACACGGTATCCCGCACGATGGGAACTGATAGCCGCAGGGTCCGCACGTGATCACAAAATGTTGGTGCTCGGGCTGCTGACTCCTGTTCTTTAAGATCATCTTGATCCTCCAGCCCCGATTTTCTTGATCAAAATAAGCGCAAGCGATCAGTTGTTTCAAGATCATTTGCGCTTATTTCCGGTCATTTTCCCACGTCATGCGCGCGTCACATATTGCGTGCGCTTGCGCTTGCGCCTGCACGAGCGTGCGTGTGCGCACGCCCGCGCGAGGCAACAGAACTCATGATCGATTACTCCTCCTCAAGATCGGATTTCTTAGGCTTGATCTTGCTCTTGGCCTGGCTGATCTTGTCGTTGAGCCAGCCACCGAGCATGATCACTTGCTCTCGGCTCAAGATCGGACCTGAATCGATCTCGTCGTTCTCCGGCTCCCAGATCCCGAACATTTTCTCGGCCATGATCAGAGCAATGATCGCGAAGGCCAGGAAGGCAGTGTCGATCTTAAAGCCCATGATCACGAAGACTGTGAAGATCGTGAATCCGATGGCCGACCCCACGCTAAGGCCAAGATCCTTTGAGACGAGCTGGCGCTGCCACCACGCGATCTTGACCGGCTCGGGGATGGACCCGTCCCAGTCCACCGAATCGATCTTGATGCCGTACTCGATGTCATACGCGAGCTGACGAAGCTCGCCGACCGCCTTGACTACGGAGATCTTGGTCTCCGCGTGATTCTGGGAATCGTACGACCACCGGTCAGCCAGGTTGCGGATGTCCAGAACGATCTTTGTTATGCCCATGATCGACTCTTTCCCTCGGGATCGGAACGTGTGATCTCATCATCTCACATCTTGCCGTGCTGGCAAGCGCTACAGCCTGTCACATGGCTCTGTACGGCCCTGAGCTGCATTCTAAGGGGCTACACCCCTAGTTGGGTACACCCGGACCACCTCATGACGATCAAGGGGTCCGGGTCTCTGACCTGCGGAAACTCACGTTAGCGACCATGGTTTCCGTGCTCCGTCTTGGATCACCTTTCCCTCGGACGCCAGCTTTTTGAGCAGGACATTCACTGTGCGTACAGGGATCTGAGACAGCTCACTGATCTTGGAAGGCGTCCGAGCCCGGCCGGAACCGATCAATGTCATGATCACATCTTCCGGCCCGTTCTCGACGATCACCTGAACATCGATGATCTCCGTCCCTTCGTCGGGCGGATCGATCGCCAAGAGATCATCCCCCCACGTGCCCGGATCGATCGCTGTCGTCGTCGCTGCGAACGATCTTGCTTCCCGCTCGACATGGTGATCGTCAAGCCAGTGGCAGCGAGCGCGCATCGGCCTACGGTGCCGCTTGCTCTTGACCAGGAAGGTTCCCTCTCGATCACCCGGAAGCTTGGTCAACCGCCAGCCCTCCCGAGTCGCGTTGTCATCGAAGATCAGCCGCTCGGCCGTGCTCGCGTTGCACTGAAGTCCGATCCGCTGCGTGCAGTTCGCGATTGCTCCCGTCGGCACGCTGGAATCTTTCGGGTGTTGAGTAGCGACGATCATCGCGAAGCCGTATGCCCTGCTCAGCTCACTGATCTTTGTCAGCGTGGCGAACAGCCGGAACTCTTTCAGCGCTTGGACTTCGTCAATGATCAAGACCACGAACGGCTCTGCCTCGGTCGCGACCCACTTCCGGATCCCGCGAGCTTTCATGATCTCGCCGCGTCGGCCGATGCCGTTCAAGATCCCCGTGAGCAGGGTCTTGGCCTGCGGCCCGGTCGTCGCGAGCGCGTACATCGCCTCTTCCCATTTGCCAAGCTCAAGGCCGCCCGGCTTGAGATCGATCCCTACGATCGCCACGTGCGGCTTACGGATCAAGCCACGCATGATCGCGTTGATGATCGCCGACTTGCCAGCTCCGGAAGCACCGGCCACCAGCGTATGGATCAAGTCGATGATCACGTGAATGTTGTTCTCGAACCGCCCGATGTCCACGGTCAGATCCATGTCCGGAGTGAGATCATCATCCGTCGGGATGATCGGTTCGGCATGCGGATCCTGGAACATGAACTTGATCTTGGCGTCCCGAGCGCTGGCACCCTTACCGGTCGCGTAGTCAGTCCGAGCGCTGTCCCGCTTGGCCATGAAGGCAGACTCAAGCCGCCGTAGCCGTAGCTCGGTGAAGTCTTCCGCCACCCTGGCATGTGCCAGACGGACGGAGCACTCCACAGACCATGCGTCGAAATGGATCGCGACCAGCTTGGAACCTAGCGCGGACGTGCCATGGATCATGCCATCCCACGACGCGACCACTTCGCGCGCACGGTGGGTCATCTCCCGGTGCCAGCGATTCCAGTCCCGACTTTCGCGCCGACTGGCACCCGAGCGCATCGGCTCGAACGTGACCAATACGGAACCTTGGATCCGTCGGTGCCAAAGCCACGGAATCGAGAGTGGCACGCACATGCCAAGCAAGATCAGGGTCCATCGCAGGCTCGGTTTGGCACTCTCGGAGAGTGCCACTGCGAACCATGCCCACGTGCCAAGGCATGCCATCACGGCCGCCGCATAGGCACGCTCCCGGCGTGCCAGATGGAACCTTGGCAGGTTCCACCGGCCACCGAATTGGTACGTCAGGATGGCACCTAGCGCCAGCGTGCCAGGTACTACCCAAGGCAGGCGAGGTCCCATGACCGCAGTGATCACATAGAGCCAAAAGGCCAGCAAGATCGGAAAGAACTCGACTCGATAGCGAAACAGCGCTCGGGACAGTTCGTCCCAAGCGCCCTTCGGTTGCCGCTTCGTCGTCCGATCAGGGGGACGAAGGCGCAACGTTGTTGATCGCATTTTGATCTCTTTCGTCTACGAATTTCTTGATCGCGGTAGCAAGATCTCTATTGCTCATGTTGAGATGCCCTGCTAGATCACGCTGACTGAGCGAACGTCCCGGACCTGCCTTGCTCGCTTCGTAGATCCGAACGCCTTCCGCCCACTTCGGATGGCTCGGTCCCACGCCTACGCCCGCAGGTGCCTTGGGAGCGCGCTGAGCCGGTGCCTGCGGCTTGATCACGGCTTCCTGGTCTGCCGGTACCGGCTCTGCCTTAGCGGCCCTCTCAGCCGCCTTGTCGGCCCGCGCCTGACGCTTCCGCTCGATCTTGCGAGCGACCCTCTCGTCATGGATCTTGTCCCATGCCGCGACCGCTTCGGCCGGAGTCTGGTCACCCTTCCACGACGAATTCCAGATGACCATGAAAGACCGGTACGGGTGCATGATCTTGCGAGCTAGCGAGAGCTTGACCGCGCGAGTGTCGATCTCCCCGGCTTTCTTCAGAACCTCCCGGTACTCAGCCCGGTTGTGGATCCGCCAGAGCCACGGGGAAGCCAGCGAACAGAGGGCGAAGATCACGGCCGTCGGAGTCGGAGATCCCAAGAGATCTTTGTCCGAACTGTGCGTTGACCAGTGCGAGTAGTTGACCGTCGCGACCAGACCGGCGACCAGGAAGGCCGACAGGTACAAGGTCAACGCGCTGTCCCGGTTCCGCAACGCTCGGTTCGCGTAGTACTGAAGGAACAGAGCGATCGATTCAGCCGTGAAGGCGAACAGAGCGGCGGCCAGCCACCGAACGGGATCATGCGTGTCGCTGCCGATCTCCGTCAGGTTGTCGATCGCCCACCCGTACTGACCGGTGATCGCCGCAACGTTCACCAAGATCAGTGGAATGTACGGAACCATCTCGGCCAGCCGCGCGGCACGTGCCGACTTGGTCAGCTCGGCCGTTTCGGTACGTGCCGCTTTGGCCTGCTCCGCACGCCAGACGTTCCGCTCGGCCTCTTCCTGCTCGCGCTTGAACTGTGCGGCCCGCTCGACCGCGTCAAGCTCGGCAAGCTGCGCAGCTTCCTTGATCTTAACCGATAGCGGCTTGGGCTTCGGCTTGCTGAGAATGCTCATGATCTTGTGTTCCTTTCTGGAACGTTTATGCGATCTTGATCAGGACGATCACTCCGATGATCACGGATACCAAGAGCATCACTCGCCACCAGGTGAACGTGATCCACAACCGGAAGTGCAGCGTAGCCCGGTACGGCGTGATGATCGCCGACCATTTTGCCTGGATACGCCCGTTTGCTGGGGGACGGACCGCTAGGTAGTCCTTATCAGTGGCACCCGAGCCACTGGAACGCGGTGCCGGTACGAAGGGCATGAGCTGGTCGCCACCGGTAGCGATCGGTGCCACCGTGCCACGCCCCCGCTGCTCAAGATCCTTAGCCATTGCTCACCGCCTTGTCTGTGTGTCAATCAGGTACGTAAGCCTCCAGTATGGATCACCCTTGCCCTGTAGTCAAGCGTACCTGATAGGTACCTTGCCCGGATGGCAAGGGTGTGAAACAGTGGGCACTGTACGTCTTCAAACGGAAGGAAGTTCGATCATGTGCAGGATGTCCAAGATCCTCCTAGCTATCGGTCTCGCGCTCGCGACCGCCGCCACGTACCAAACCGGCCCGGTCTGGACTGTGGTCCTGACGATGGCCGCGCTTGGTACGTGGGGACTTGGCACGTACCACTACGGTCAGCATCACGGTGCCGACTTGGTACGTGCCGAGATGGCTGCGCTGATCGCCGACAAGATCAAGGAAGCGACAGAAATGCGCAAGCTGTCCCATGACGAGCTTCGCGATCACATCAACGGCGTGACCGGACGATCTTCTAAGAACTGATGAAGATCACACCACTCCGTGTCGGCCCAAGATTCAACCCACCCGCAATGATCCACATCCCGGACAGGAGTATCACCATGCTCACCGACGTTCAGACCGCCCAGCTCCAGACCCTTCGCGAAGTGCTCGGCTCACTCGGTGAAACGGCTGACATCGTCGCCGGGTGTCTCGCAGCGAGGGGAATCAAGGGGCTTGTGGGCAGCTCCGCAGAGTGCCCGATCGCCCGGCTCGCAAGATCCATCCTCGGTGCCGACTGGACCGTGCTCGCCGGTCATGCGTGGCTGGATCTCGACTACCACGGTGCCGGAGTGATCATAGACTACCCGCGCAGCGTGGTGCGCTTCGTAGACTCGTTCGATTCGGGCGCGTACCCGGATCTGGAGCACAACCCGGCTTCTGAAGGCCCAACGATCCTGAAGACCACGTAAGTGGCTCTTGGTCGAACGCACGCGGCTACTGGCACCCTCGCATTCGGGGGTGCCACGTTGCTTTGGGATCTTGGCATGACCAGCGTTCTGGTCGGCCTACTGATCACTACCGGGGCAGCGATGATCAACGACCTTGATCATCACAAGGCGACGATGACGCGATCACTCGGACCGCTCTCGTGGGTATCCAGCAGATTGATCATTTTCGTGTTCGGCCCGCACCGGCATGGCACACATTCGATCTTGTTCGTGGTCGTGCTCGGCATCGGCGCGCAAATGGCCTTGATCTACCGGCATTCACCCGCTGGCTTGATCGCGTTGTGCTGGCTCATGGTCCTCTCGGTGGCCGCAGTGGTCCGACTCGCCAAGATCCCCGGATGGATCGACGACATAGCCGCCGCAGTCATAGTGATCTTGGTGGTGTGGCTCACGGATATCGATCTCCGGATCGTGCCAGCCGCACTCATGCTTGGCGCGTTCGTGCACATCGCCGGTGACTGCCTCACCGATCGAGGGTGCCCGATCTTCTGGCCACTGTCCAAGCGCCGGTACACGCTCGATCTCTTCACCACCGGCAAGACAGGAGAGAAGATCTTTTTCGTAGCCGTCGTGATCGGGATCTTGGTCACGCTGGCTTACCAGATCATCCAATTCGCGAGAGGATTCTGATCATGCAAGTCGCTTCGATGGACTACGCGCTGATCAATGAGAAAGATCTTATGACCGACGTCACCATGATCTACGAACAGCCGATGATCGACGTCCCGAGCATGGGTTCAGTCAAGCCGGATCCCGACTGGTCGGCCGTAGATCCTTCCGGCCACTTCCACGCGTTCGGCTACGACCCGTTCGGAGATGATCAATACACGCTGCCGACGCTCGACAAGCACGTCAAGATCATTCACGAGAACGATCCGGACGACGGACCGTGGGACCGCCAGAAGATCACGTACCGATGCAAGATCTGTCAACACAAGATCAAGCCGCAATACGTTCCCGATCATGCTGGCATGTACGCCAAGATCCCCGGTCAAGCATCGTGGCGAGTGGAGATCATCGCCGTCGGTCCGGGTGCCGTCGAGATCAACGATCTTCACCGGCAGAAGGTCATGTTCCGGGGTGGCTACCAGCACACGGAACTGTTCGGAGTCGGAATGATCAATCGGACCAACATCGAATGGCGCGGAAGCTCGGACCCGCATGAAGGATCATCGTTCTACCGCTGGTCCGGCCGACTTGATGGCATGGGTCCGCTCGGCCGACGAGAGATCTAGGAACCGGACGTTTCCGCAGGTCAAAGACTCGGACACCTTGATCGTCGAAGACTGGTCCGGGTATACCTGACTAGGGGTAGAACCCCTTAGCGTGGACTACAGAGCCGTACAGGGGCATTGTCGCTGTGCGGCTCTTCGCATGCCCTGATCAGGGAACTTTGACAGGTAAGCAAGCTATAGCCTTGGCGCTATTGTCCATGGGTCAAGCTATGAGCGACTCTTAAGAGACAAGAGAACAAGTGAGTAGCTCCGAAGGGCCGGATCACCCGGTCGCGCAGAGCCAAAGCGGGGACCGTTCCTCCCTCTCGGATTCAAGGACAAGGAACCCCTTCTTCAGGGCTAACTGAATCGCTCGACCACTAAAGATCAACCGACAGACTGACCCGAGCAAGATCCCAGAAAGGGACTGATCATGGCTACTGCTACTACCGCCCGCAAGCCCGCCACCCGCAAGCCGCGCGTTCGTAAGACCCGCCCGCAGACCGGATCGGAACTGATCAAGGCTCTGGAAGCCGCTTGGAAAGCGATCATCGCAAAGAACCTGGACGTTCCCGAAGTCCTTATGATCACCGGATCCGGGCTCGACCTGATGGGCGCGAAGTGGGCGCACTTCTGGCGCGAGCGTTGGGAAGACAAGAACGACAAGAGCAAGCGAGCCGAGCTGTTCATCTCCGGTGAGCGTCTCGCATGTGGCGCTGAGCTGACCATGCAGAGCCTCCTGCACGAAGCCGCGCACGCAATCGCCGCTGTCCGCGAAGAGCAGGACACGAGCAGGGGCAACCGCTACCACAACATGATCTTCGTCGAGATCTGCCGCGAGCTTGGCCTTGACTACCAGCACACCAAGGTCAACGCCAAGGGCAAGGAAGTGCTCGACCCCGACACGACGCACGGTTTCAGCGCGGTCACCTTCACCGAAGCTGGCAAGGCTCGGTACGCCGCAGAGATCAAGGCTCTTGACGCCGCGATCAAGACCTACCTCCCCGGCTTCGGAGACTCCAGTACGACCGGCGGAACGACCACCGGTGGGACGACGATCCGGATCCCGCGCGCCAAGACCCCCACGACCACCGTGAGCCGGAACAACATCAAAGCCGTCTGCGGCTGCGACAAGCCTCGGATCTTGCGCATGAGCCGGACCGCATTCGAGACGGCCGAAGTTACTTGCGGAGCATGCGACAAGAGCTTCGAGGAAGTGTGATCTTGTGGGGAGTCCTTCGGGACTCCCCAGCTTCACCCTAAAAGCGTTACATGACCGTGACTTTTGAACCGGACATATCTCCTTGACACCTTGGCAAGCTCTGACTAGATTGGGTCTTACAAGAGAACAGCTAGTAGCCCCGAAGGGCCGGATCACCCGGCCACGCGGAGCGAAAGCCGGGAATGATCCTCCCGCTCGGATACTCGATAAGGATCCCCTTTCAGGGCTAACTGAATTGCTCGACCAGAAAGACCCTAAAGATCCAAACAGAGAGAGTGATCACCATGGTCGAACTGACTCCCGCACAGACCAAATGCCTTGAGGCTCTCCGGAGCTACGGCAAGCCGTTCCCCGGTGGCAACCTCGCCTTCGCTCGGACCGCGCTCCCCGGATTCAAGATCGGCCCGGCCGAAGCCCTGCTTCGCAAAGGGCTCGTCGAGCGGATCTTCAATGACGAAGATCAGCAGTCCTACTACTCGATCAAGAACTAGCAAGATCAGCCGGGAGCGTTTGGCTCCCGGCTCACTAACGATCGGAAGAGATCATGAAAGAGCGCGTGAACATCATCGGGACCGTCTGCGAGCACTGTGGCCAAGGTCCTTTCCTCTGTGACTGCTGCGAGGGATGCACCTTCCCGTTCAGCGAGCACTGCGAGAACTGCACAAGCTGTGCTTGCCACGGCTGCGACGGAAGGTGATCACATGAAGATCGGCGAGCTTCGTGAGCTGATCAAAGACCTGCCCGACTACGGGGACGTGTTGATCACACAGTGGTGCACCAAGTGCACCGCACGCTGTGAGCACGATCTCTACCTCGACACGATCGACGCCGAGCGTGATCAAGAATTCAACCTGATCATCAACCCGCCCGTCTCTGACTCTTAAGCTTCAGCCGACCGGGGGATCTGCCCCCGGTCGGTCGGCCAAAAATTCCCAGAAAGGGACAAGATCATGAGGACTGCCACCCGCCAGCTTCGCGAGAGTGACCCCTTCGGCCCGAACACGATGGACGCCAGCGACAAGCAGATCAACTTCATCGTCAAGCTCTGCACCGAGCGCGGATGGAAGATGCTTGACCTGGCATGGAACAAGATGGAAGACCCCACGTCCGGCAGCGTCGTCGAGATCAGCACGCTGAGCAAGCGTGACGCCAGTCGCATGATCAAGCTCCTGCTCGACACGCCCAAGGTCAATCTCCCGAGCAACCCGGCCACTCCCGCGCCCGCTGCCGATCTTGAGGCTGGTATGTACATGGTCAGTCTCGACAACGGCCCGGAGATGAAGATCTACAAGGTTCAGAAAGCCGTCCACGGATCCGGCAAGATGTACGCCAAGGTCCTGGTCACCGACGTCCCGGCGATCTTCGAGGACGGCAAGGTCGTCCGTCCGGCCGAAGCACATTTCGACTACGCTCCCGGCATCGTCGCCCGGCTTCGTCCCGAGCACAAGATGACCACTGAGCAAGCCAAGGCTTTCGGTTGTCTGTACGGCACCTGCTGTGCATGCGCGAAGACGCTGACCGATGAGAACTCGATCTTCAACGGGTTCGGCAAGTGGTGCGCGAACAAGTACGGATGGACCTACGCCAAGGCCCCCAAGATCACCTTGAAGTGATCTACGGCCGACAAAGGGGCACCCGCGAGGGTGCCCCTACTAACGTCCAATTGATCTACAGCCGACAGAAAGGATCACAGCATGTCGGACACCATCGTTTTTATCTCCGTCTTGATCGCCGTCTCCGTTCCGTTCATCGCCATCGCCACCATGTTCTTCCGTTGGGATGCCGAACTCAGACGAGATCACCAGAGAATGCAAGATCGCATAAGTGATCTTCGTAGCGGTCGTTGGGGAGCTGCTGCCGCAGAAAGAGAACAGAAGCGCCGCGAGCGTAAGGGAAAGTGATCATCGGGCACCCGCGAGGGTGCCCCTACTAACGTCCAATTGATCAAGACTCCCAGAACTGGAGATCAAGAATGGATGTACACCCGCAAGGACATGACGGCTACTCGGCCGACCTTCCCGACGCGCCGACCAGCATCCCGCACTCCCCCGTGCTCTCGCTGACTCCCTACGTGGCCACCGCCAGCGCTAGGTGTGGCAACCCTGTGTGCTTCGGTCGGCAGGTCTTCACCGGTCGGCCCGGCTCCGAACTCCGGATCTTCACGTGCGACGACTGCAAGCAGATGACCCGCGCGAACGGTTACCTTGGCTTCCGATTCGAGGGGTGGAACTGATCATGAAGATCAAGCTCCCCAAGATCACGAAGTCCCACCGGGTCAAGATCACTCGCAAGCTCAAGCGGCTCTCGGTGGTCATGCTGATCGTCGGCGCGTTCATCGCAGGCTGCAAGACCTCGAACGATCTCGGCACTCTGGTAGAGGGTCACCAGACGATCGGTCGCGAGGCAGGCAAGGCCGGTTCCAAGGTCGGCCGTGCCGCGTCCGAAGCCCTGAGTACGCCCAAGACGGACCACGTTCTCAAGCGGCTACTCGGACACCAAGCACCGGCCGAACGGCCGCCAGCGTGCCCGTGGGAAGACCTGGGGCCATGCTCTGACGGTCCGCCGCTGGCATGGTTCGGAGTCACCGACAACAACGCCAACGGGATCAACGACAGGGACGAGTGATGATCATCTCAACCGAAGGTCCGACCATGCGAAAGATCTTCGCGAAGTGCGTGATCAACCCGGACGGCTGTTGGATCTGGACAGGTGGCACGTCACGGGGTGGCGGTAAGCAAAACCAGTGCAACCCTGGCTACCCGTCGGTATGGGTCGAAGAGATCAAGCGCACCCGTCGCGGCCATGTGGTCGTCGGCGAGGCTTTCCACGGCCCGCTTCCGGAGGGCTGCGAATGGTCCCACCGCTGTGGGATATCGATCTGCCTCAACCCGGCATGTATCCAGCCGGATACCAAAGAAGAGAACCGCCGCGAGCGCATCGAGCGGCACCGGAAGATCAAAAAAGCTTCATGACCTACTGACACATAAGCGTCAACCAACAGACTGCCCCTGATCGTCAGGGGCAGTCGGGAAGGCTCACACCCCATGATCTCTGACAGTGATTACGTGGCTTACAAGACTCTCGCTGCCGACAAGATCCGAGAGCTTGCCAGCGAGAATCTCGATCTTCAGTTCCGGCTCAACACCCTCGCGATCAAGTACGACCTCCTGAGCGATCTTCAGGCTCGGCACGACGACGCGCTCCAGAAGATCCTTAACCAGGCTCCCGAGTGTTGGCCGGACGACGACTCTCCCGAGAACGCATTCGCGTTCGTGGACTCGCTGATCAACGGCTCGACCGAACAGCCCGGCCACGCGGACGACTGCGATTGCTTCGGATAGGAGTGATCATGTCTGACGTTCTGTGGGTAGCCGCGATCATCGGCACGATCGTGCTCTACCTGATCTTCCTAGGCTTCCTGGAAAGGTGGGACCGTGATCGGTAAGATCATTCTTTTCCTGCTTGCCCTGCTGATCTTCGCGGGGATCTTCGTCTGCTCCCAAGGATGGGATGCGTTCGCCGACCCCCTGATCACGTTCTGGAACGGGATCCACAGATGATCACAAAGATCGTTCTCTCCCTCTCCCTCGCCCTGCTCCCACCGATCGCGTTCGCCAGCGCATGCGCCGAGCAGGCCACGCCGACCAATCAGCCGAGCAAGCACAAGAGCACCGGCCGACCGGCCAAGCCGTCCGAGACGGCTTTCAGCCTGCCGGGCTGTCCAGCCAACCAAGGAACTGTGGAAGATCAGTTCGTGGTGCAGCACAACGGACAAGACATGATCGCCATTCTCCGGTGGGTAGCGATCAAGAACTACCCGAACGGTGGTTGCTGGCAACAGACGTTCTTCGCGTATGACGAAGATCGATTCACCGACTGCAATCCCGGTGCCCGCTGGACCGCATGCGCCAAGGACTGATCATGAAGATGCCCCGTCCCTCTTCGGAGGAACGGGGCATTTTTGTGTCCAAATCCGTTTTGTCTGATTCACCCTCGGATACGCACGGGAGGGTCGGACCCCTGATGCCCCTGGACGGCCCTGAGAGCCACGCTCCCGGCCTTACCCCCCGTCTGCACCCATCCCTATCAACCCTTTCGAGATAGAGCCTTGGCGACCCCTCTCAGCCCCTCGGATTTCCGGGTGATCTAGGAATCAGCGGGGAAGCTGGCTTGCCGTTGGCTTCTGAGAGAATCTTGCTCACGTGCGAGCGGATTTCGGTGAGCATGATCGAGATCATGTTCGTGACGAGATCCTCACCGGCCATCCAGGTGAACGGCTGACTGATGATCGTGATGTAGCCCTGCCCGATCAAGGGTGACTTCGTCGCGATGGCTAGCACGTAACCGATCTCGGCTACGCCACCCGCCTGATTCGGCAGGACCATGGGGATGATCTCGTACGTGTACGACTCGCCGAGCGCCGCGCGCAGCAACGCCCGATGGACGATGCCTGCCAGCTCTAGCCGTCGGTCGGTGATGTGGTGTGTCACGTGAGCCCCTTCCCTGCTGCCCAGAGCTTGGCCGTATTCCAGAGCTGCGCATCAGTGACCGCTGGCACTGGAGCGGGAGTAACGATCTTCGGAGAGACGACGTCGCCCTCTTCCGCGAGCAGGGTGGAAAGATCCGTGTACGTGAAGTAGCCCCATCCTGATCTTCCCCACGACTCGCCCCATGAATTGGCGAACCAATACTGATCAGCCGTGAGATCCATTTTGGTGATCTCCAGCTCGTGGCCGCCGACGGGAGGAGAGGAACGATCTATCCGCACTCGCCCGTCGGCCGACGGAGAGAACATCGATTCGTACCACGGGATCCCGATCGCAACCGGCCCGAGCATGAGCGCCGACTGTAGAGCGGCCATGCTGAACGCCCACTGATACGTCGGGCACAGACCTAGGGTCTGAAGAGCCTTGGAACCGCCTACGCCGCTTGATCCGGTATCGGTCGGAGGATAAGCACCGGCGAATTCATCGACGGCCGTAGCCAGGCTGTAGAGCTTGATCGCGAACTGCTCATCGATCTTGTACGTACCGGCGACGAAGATCCCGTTCGTCTTGATCGAGAACTCTTGCGTGATCGTCACGTTGGTGTACCCGGTTCGACCAGCCGCGTCGGTGCCGAGAATGCCGGTGATCGCGTTGCCTACGCACGAGCCGAGATTACCTTGATCGAGAATCGGGATCCGTCGCGTCCACCAGACAGATTGGATCGCGGATCTCGGCAGCACGCCGACCGCGAACGAGAGGGATCGTGGGTCGTGCTCGACACGCCGACCCAGAGCATGGGGGTATGGATGTGACATACAGACAAGGATACGGCCGCCCCCGGTGCGCTAGCCCCCGTGAGCGGCCGTACCTGTGCCGGACAGATCCCGAACTGTCTGCACTCCCCTACCCGCTGGTCAGTTAAGCAGACCAAGCACAGCGGGGACAAGCAGGACCGCGAGCCCGCCCGCGATGAAACAGAGAACCCATGCTCGCTGCATACCCGCAAGGATGGCCGCGACGATGAACAGAATCAGAGCGATCAGCGACGCGATGCCCATGATCAGTACTCCACTTCGTATCCACCGAGCCGGTTGTAACGGACGTGCGCGACCACGTTGTGATCAGGGGTGTTGTCCCGAAGGTAGGCGTCATCCGCGTTGTTGGTCCAGTAGTGACCATGAGCGCCGCAGTGATCCGGGCTGTTCTGGAACGATCGGTGGAAGGTGCCCGACGTGCTCGGCACGCCGCTACCGGTGTACACCCGGACCGTGTGACCGGCCGGAAGGATCACGTCACTACCGACCGCGAGCCCATTCGTGTTGGCTGTCGAGAACTTGAACGTGTTGCAGCTTGACAGTGAGTTGTCACCGAAAGCCCATGCGTCCTCGGTGCGCCAGCCAGTGATGTTGACGTCCTCGGTGGGCGATGTGTTCTGAAGATCGATGAACTCACGGTTCCGATTCAGGAACGTGTCCGCGCCCATGGCGTCGGTGCCCAGCTCAACGATCTTGACTGTGCCGGTCGTCGGGAACGTCTGAATGACGTCAGCCCCGGCCGGTAGAGCCAGGAAGATCGTCGAGAACGCGACGATCAACGCGGCTGTGATGGATGCGATCTTCCTCACAATGATCCTTTCAGATCTTGGCGAGCCACTTGATCAGGGATTCCCTCGGTGGCCAGTGCCATATCCCGTCACGGCATATCATCCCGCATGCCGACGGCTCCCGGCATCCATCGAGTAACTTGTGTGCATCGAATCCGTGAGGTCCCGCGAACGTAGCGTGACACGCTGAACAGTGCGCGATGCGCAAACCCCGGAAGTGAAGATCAGGGCAACAGCCCGGATGCCATACGTCCGAACGTCGGCCGGTCATAATCCCCCCTTCCGGGACTTACAGGTGAGCCGTAGCGCTCCCGTAGCTCGGCCACGACTCAGTCTATGCACCCCTAAACGATCTCGTTAGAACCGCCTTGGCGGCCCTTCTAGGGGCATCCGATTTCGATCTTATCTCCGGCTCGATTCACCCGGAAACAGAGATCATTTGTAACCGTCTCGATCGATGTTACAGTGATCGTTTTTGTCGGTCCCGGTACCGAGATTTTCTTGGTGATGATCTCCGCATCCTCCGTGATCGTTACTCGGACCGTCGGCACCAACACGGGAGCTGTGACCGTCCGAGCCGGTGGTGTCACGGTGGCTTTGATCGTCTTGACCGCAGTGACCTTACCGCCTTTCTTAGTGATCGTTATGTGATCCCCTTGCTGTGCCAGGTACTCCGTGATCCGCTCGGTCGGCCCGTTCGTCTCCGTGACCGTCTTCACGATCTTGGGCCGACGCTCTTCCGCGTTCCCGGTGCCGAACATCCATCCGAGTGAACCGACCAGCGCCACGACCACAAGACAAAGAGCGACCGCCACGGTTGCCCGTAGTCGGCCGCCCTTATGATCCGGCTCGTAAAAAGGATCATCTTCCCAGAGGTCACCAGTGGTCGGCTCACTCGGGAAATCCTCCTCCTCTGGATCCGGTGGGGTACCCACGTGGAACGCTGTCAGCTCGGGTGGATCACTCTTCGGAGAGTCCGGCCGTCGCTTCGATCTTTCGTGCTTCCCCATGTGCTTCGATCTCGTCATGAGCCGGTATCGGTTGCGTGTCTTCCGGCTCGGAAGATTCATTATCTCGCGAGCTTGCCGCTACGGCACTTCGGGAGATCCGCGCGAGCCGGTCGGACCGAAGGTCACGTTGCCAACTCTCTTCCCTGCGGATCTCTCTGTGCGCGTCAGCCAAGATCTCGGGAGGGATGATCCCGTGACCCGCCTTGATCTCAGCCGCCGTCCGACGATCACGACGCTTGATCCGGATGCAGGCGTAGACGAATCCGACGATCAGCGCCAGCGCGAGTAAGGCGAACGATTCGAGCAGGCTAAGGAGGCTCATGATCACTTCTTGCGGTTCTCTGAGCCCGGCCGGTGGTAGCCCGAACGGTCCTTGATCATGTTGAAGCTCTCAAGACGGAGCTTGATCCGCTTCGCCAGTCGGCGCATGTGCTTGCTCGTGTGCTTGGCCTGAGCCGGTGCCTTGGTGAGCCGGTTCGTGGCCAGAGGTCCGGGCATGATTCCCTGCTTTCGATTGTTTCTTAAGAGTCAAGGTCCGGGCTCGACACCCGGACCCTGATCTTTCTTACTTGCCCTTAGGCTTCGGCCGTTGGGGCTTGATCTTAGGCTTGTTCGTCCTGGCCATGATCACCTTTCTAGGTGCAGATGCACCTGACGCGCTTGCATCCCGGACAAACCGGAACGATCAGCTTCCTGATGATCTTCTTCACTTACTCCCGCCTCTCCTCATATCCGCTTGCCGCTTGCCCGCTTCCGCGTACGTATTCGCGGACTTGGCGATCAGCTTGAGTAGCGCCATATCGATTCGGTAAAGCGCGGTGAGCAGGAACGCCGTCCAGTAGTCGATCACTGGAACGAGCGGCCACCACCGGTGAAGCAAGATCGTAAAGATCACGACCATACCAGCGACGACGAAGAGCACCATCACTGACAGCACGACCAGCTTGATCCCCGGATACTTGACCCTCTTGACGCCGAGCGCTTCCCGGAGAGCCTGCCGGAAGAGATCTTCCGTCGGCCTACTCATCGTCGCGCCGCCTGCTCACCTTGGATTTGTACGAGCTGACGATCTTCTGCTTACCCGGCTTACGGACCTTGATCTTGCGCCGCTGGCTTCCACCCTTGTGCGCTGAGCTGTGATGCACTCCGAACGCGCGATCTTTTCTAGGCACTTTCCAGCTCCCCAGATCCCTGAAGATCCATGATCTCGAAATGGTTGTGTCGGCACGTCTCTGTGTCGTGAGGGCCACCAGTGATCAAGTTGGTGCCAGCCGTACGAAGCCTCTCGATCACTTCCATGTAGGTCATGTTCGTGTAGCCGATGATCGCTTCTATGCCGTAGCCAGACTCGTACATCTGGCGCATCGCCTTGCCACCCATGCGGTTCACGTGGTCAGCTCCCATCCGTTCGGCTTGATCTCTCCGATGATCGAGAGGACCCACGACGGAGGATCCGTCTTGTGATCCCCCGTGATCGTCCAATGCTTGGAACCGCTGACCGCGTCCGAGAGCAGGTCACCTTTCAAGATCCTCGGCCCTCGAACCCGGATCATGTCCACGTGCCACTTCGGATCGTTGTTGACCTTCACCCACGTCGCGACCAGCCGATCCGGCTTGATCAGGTAGTGGACGCCGTTCGCAGACGTCGGGGGAGTCTCTGTCACGTCCAGCGTGACGACCACTCGGAACATCTGATCAACTTCGGTATCGAGGATCATGACCCTTTTTCCTGCTCTTTCAGGAGGAGACCGATGATCTCTTCCAAGATCTGGGGGTGAAGCACAGCCAGCGCGCCCACCACCTGAGCATCGGCATTGCGACCCAGCACGTTTACCCGATCGAGTCGGTCGAGCAGTGGATCTTTGGTGCTCATCGAACGCCTTCCCCTTCGTCGTCGCACACGCGGCATTGGCAGTACCACGGGTGATCGCTAGGCTCCCCATGGATCATGGCTCGATCCTGATCATGCATCGGCTTACGGGCCACCAGCTCCGTGATCTTGTGGACGTAACCGGAGTAGTCCGAGCCAAGCCGGACCACAGTCGCTTCCTGCGGTTCCCGACAGATGGCCGTCGGAGGGACCATCACGATGTCTCCGACCTGAAGACCAAGATCCGTCTCGTACGTGTAGCCCTTCCGGCCGACCACCGGCAGCGACCACCGGCCGTAGATCACTACGACACGCTTGGTCGGCCCACGTAGCTCGATCTCGTCCGGACCGTTGTTGATCATGTGGCCACCGCTCGGCATGATCCGGATCACGGTGATCTCAAGATCGCTGCTCGGCTCGATCGGCTCGGCATCGCCCGGATCCGGATCATCGTCGTCGGCCCAATCGATCAGCCGATCGGTGATCCACCTTTCGCGCCGACGGGTCGGAAAGTCCCGGACGAAGTCACTACCGTCGTTGTCCCAGAAATGGAACTCATCGACGAAGTCCGAGTAGCCGCCGTATCCGTCATCGAGCCGAGACAGATCCGGACCATGCGGAGAGTCGATCTCCCGAGCATCGTCCGGATCCGGCAGAGCAGGCAGGTTGCTCACGATCCCTCCAAATCTTCAATCTTGTTTTCGAGCCGCTCGATCCGAGCGGTCAGGCTGTTGATCTGTGTGGTGTGAAGCTCAAGAGCGGACGTGAGTCCCCTGATCGCGTTCAGCATGCGGATACCGTCAGAATCCGTGATCATGATTCGTTCTCCTCGATCTTGAGCGAAGGAGTGATGATCACCAAGTCACCGGTAGCCAGCTCGCTGATCTCTTCCAAGATCGAATTGACCACCGAATTCGGCGTGATCGGACGACCGGAGTCAGCAAGATCTTCATGAACCCGGACCTTGACGATGATCTCGAAATCGACGTAAGGATCTCTACCGGCGCAACACGCCGCCGAGCACTCCCGGCCGGTGATGTGGGCGCTCATGACGTGACCGTCACAACTACGTTGTAGATCGAGATGCCGAGATTGATCATGAGCAGGACAATCACCACGATCATGAGAACGCGAGTCTGAGTCGTCATCCGAGATACCTCCTGTTGATCTCTTGCCGGATGGAAGCCCATTCCGACTCGGCCGGACAAGCCAGGCCCTTGCCGTTGTTGCAGATGTTCGCGACGATCATGATCTGTTCGTGGTTGCGCTTGGTCCAGCTCTTGTCACGGTCCGCATGATCGGTCCGCGCGTCCATGATGATCGCTTTACCCGGCCACTCGCACGGGTGGCGAGGGTCGTAGAAGTTGTTCCGCCACGAAAGCGCCACCATGTGGTGAGCCGGACACATCCCGGACGGGATCTTGAGCAACTCTTCGTCCATACCCGTATCCTCTCCTATCCTTGCCCCCTGGTCAAGGCACATTCTTGTACCCATGACAAGAGCCCTGGCCGGTCGGCCAGGGCTCTGTGTAGATCACTTACGCTTGCGCTTGATCGCTTTCTTGTCTGCTTTCTCGACCGTCTTCCAATGCTTGCTCGCGTGCGTGTCAGCGCACGGTGGGCATGTACAGATCTTGCCTGGCTTGCAGTGGCAACTCATGATCTCGCCTGCCATCCGGTCAGACCGTTAGCGATCAAGTATTCGCCAGCGGCTCGGTAATGATCATCTGTCTCGAACATCCATCCGCCCGGAAACAGCCCGAACGGGTTCCCCATGCCGGACGTACCCGGCTCAAAGATCAACCGAGCGCCGTCGGTGAAGTACAGATACCCATCCGGCTCTTCGGTGGTGCCGTTGTTCTCGTGGTATTCGATCTCTGGTAGAGGCATACCGCCAGCATGCCTCTACCTTGACGACTGGTCAAGTTATGATTCGATCTCCGGGAGATCAGCCGTCCCGAGATCAACGCTCGATACCAGCGACGTTATATCGACGACTTCCGGATCCCCTGCTGCTGCCCTGATGTTCGGTACCCACCCGATACGCACCCGTGGCACTTCGACGACCCCCGGCCTATAGGGTCTGCACGGCTGTGAGCGTGCGTACAGGACCCTCTGGCCAAGGATGCGGGTATAGGTGACCCCCACGCCCTTCGGCCCGTTAGCGGCCAGCACAGGGACGCACACGCCGTGTCCGTACCACTGCGAAACCTCGAACACCCGATCCCACTCAGCCTTACTGATCTTGCCGTCGGTCTTGGCCTGGATCAGCATGATCGGGAAGCCCTCTTTGAAGGCGACGATGTCGATCTTTGTGTCGCCCTTCGATCCTGCGGCTCGAATGCAGGAGTAGCCGAGACCCACCAGGTGATCCATGATCTTGTGCTCGAACCGCGCTCCCTTCGCGTATCGGTTGAGATCCGGTGACCGCTCACCGCGTGCTCCCATGATCAGATTCCTCCGTCCAGCTTGAGTTGATCTACTCGGTTGTCCAGTATCATCCGGTCGCGTTCGCCGTCGAGAAACTTCCGGACCTTGACGCCGAGCGCAACAGCTTCGTCGAGGACCTCTTCAGAGATCACCCGATATTCCGGAACCGTCAGGACTCGCACCGTCGGCTGACTCTTACGTGTCAGTTGGTGCTGGCAGTCGCACCATGATCCACCTTTACATTTCGAGTGGAGATCTTCCGCCAGCATGACGATCATCGGCACCTCGGGATGGGCGACGTTGCTGATCAAGTCAGCCGCTGACGCGCACACTTCACAGATCATTTTCTGTCCGATCTTCGGTGGTGTGGATCTTGAACGGGGTCTGAATGATCTCTATCGGTTTCTCCATCTTGATCAGGAGAATTAGGATCTTGATCAGGATGATCACCTCCAACGTGCAGAGCATGACCAGAATGATCTCTAGCAGTTGGACGATCTCCACTTTGTCACTCTCCGTGATTTAGCCCTAGACGGCCCTGAGATGCTCTGTGTGGGGTTACACCCCTAGTTAGGTATACCCGGATGGCCCCCTTGGAGATAGGGATTTCCGCAGGTCAGAAGGGGTGCGAAGAGGGCAAGCGAGACGCGTGTCTTACTTGCCCTCTTGATCGGTCACGTGCCGTCAGGCACGCTGCGTGCTCACTTGTCGTATACCGCTGCCCACGTCGAGCCCGGCTTTGAGACGTCACACTCGATCGGGACCCCCCGGAAATCGAACGAGAGTGCCTCTCGAACCACTTCCGCGACGTCGTGATAGCTCTCGGTCGGCACCGACATAACGATCTCGTCATGCACGACAACCCGAAGCATCGGCCAGATCTCCACCGGAAGCCTGAGCAGACCTTCGGCCAAGATGTCCCGCGTACACCCTTGGCCGACCAGAGCCGGAGCTTGCGTGTAGGCGAAGCGGGGATCGGGGCGCATCATCCGTCCCCACCCGTTGTCGAGCAAGCCGCCGTCGCGAGCGATCTGCCGAACGTTGTTCTGCCAGCGGATCACACCCGGATGATTCGCCCTCATGTTCTCGTCGAACGCGCAAGCGGCTAACTCGGTGAGCCCCATCTCGATCATGCGCCGGATCGACAGACCGTAGTTCCATCCGTGACCGACCGGCTTGGCGTCCTCTCGCCTGCTCCCGTCTCCGAAAGCGGTGATCGCGTTAGCCGTATGAAGATCTCTACCCTCTTGGAAGATCCGCATATAGTTGCGATCTTGGCTGTGTGCTGCCACCGCTCGCGCGTCCACCTGACGAAGGTCAACCGACATATTCGAGTGACCGATCTCGGGAAGCAACACCCGACGTTCGACATGACGGCCGCCGCGCTTGCCGAGCACCGTCAGGCCAGGCCCGGTGATGGACCACCGGCCGGAAGCCTGAGACGGCTTGATCGACGGATGCACTCGATCGTCCACTCGCGTGCTGTTGATCGTGTCGTACACGGTCCGCTCACCGACGACGGAGATGATCAGATCGATCATCCGCTCAAGCTTCGGGTTGCCGCCGTACTTGATGATCTTCTCTTTCAGCTCAAGCATCGGCTCCCGGCCGGTAGCCAGCTTGCCGGTACCTGGAGTGGTCGGAAGCGCACCTTCCTTGATCCCCTCGATAAAGAACGCCTTGATGATCGCCTGCTTGCCCACGTCAGTGGCCAGCGGAGAGGCGAACTCTTCGTAACGCGGGTTGCGCACGCCGACCGTCCGGCCGGTAGGCATACCGGTGATCTCGGCAAGCTCGGCTATGTGTCCGGTCTTACGGATTACCTGGTCGGCCAGCGCGTGATGCAACTCTTCGACGTCCACCCGAAAGCCGTTCAGTCTCATCTGAGACATGATCAGCCCGACGTTCATATCCCGTTTGGCGTAGTCGGTCATCGGTGGCATGGCCTGGATCAAGCGGCTTGACGCGCTTATGTCACCCGCGAGGTAATGCCGGAACTCCGGATCATCGGTAGGGATCTTCTCGAACCCGCCCCATTGCTTGGCCAGCCGCTTAGCCGAGTCGGTCTTCCCCGGCATCCCGTAGTGCTCGCACGTCTCGTTCAGCCCGTAGTACCCACGCGGCATCATCGAACGGCCCTCCACACCAGACAACGGGGGATCGTTGATCAACGCGAGCAGGTAGGTATCGGCAATGTGATCACGAAGCTCTGGAAGCTTGAGCCCGTGCCAGCGAGCCAGCGCCACAAGATCGAAATCACAGATGTTGTGACCGGTCAGAACGCGGCCGTCCGCGATGCCCTTGTGTAGTGCGTCTACGATCACGTTGCCGTCGGTGGACATGCGATGCCACTTAGCGGTGCCGTACGCACCGAGCCGGACGAAGTCAGGCTGACGAAAGATCTCGTCGGCCTGCCACGTCTCAAGGTCGAATGCCAAGTGTCGCATGATCGTTCCTCTCGGGAGGGATTACCTTGCCATCATGTCATGGATCCATAGTAACCAACGGGTAAGATGAGCCTGTCCAAATAGGTCGAGTTAGGCTATCCGTGGGCAGGGTGGGCAGGGTCTACACAGACTTGCTCACGCGCGGGCGTATGAATAAGTTCTGATAGACCCTGCCCACCCTGCCCAGAAGATCATTTGAACGGATCTTCGTCGTCTTGGAAACGGACACCCTGCCACGTCATGGCCTTTTCGGGAGCTTTCGGCCCATTTTCGTGTGGCCTAGACAGTCCGGGAGCGTTAGTCCGGATCCTCTCCTTCCGGACGTGCGCCCGAGTCGTCTCCGTATGATCAGCAAATCTCGCGTTGAACACTTTCTCGGACAGGCCCTTATGACCCTTCCGCTCGGTCCATTCGTTGAAGTCCGCACGAAGGTCCGTTGAAAGGATGTAACGAGTCGGATCATGAGTGAGCCGATCACGCCAGTAGCCCATCACTAGATCGACATCGGCCCGCCAGTCGTCTGTGTCTCGCCGGACAGTGGTCGGCCAGTCCATCGTGACCATGTCTCGCATGTAGAACTCCCGAGCGCCTTCGATGATCCATGCGAGGAACGCTTCATGGATCTTGACGTCGCGGGTGACTCTTAGCCGAAGGGTCGGATCCGAGAGCCGCTCGAATTCCCCTACGGGATCTTTGGTGAAGGTGTACGGGAACCGGATCAGCGCCAGCCGTCGCCATGTTCCATGATCCGTCTCGCTGACCATGGGGACATAGTTGGTGGTGATGAACAGAGAGTGTGTCGCTTTCCATGTGACTGAAGACTTGTACAGGTGGTGACCGGTGATGTCCGACGTTCCGATGATCTTTTTCAGCTTGGCGATGTCAAGGTGTGCAGCTTCGGGAGTCTCCTCTAGCCAGACCGACCGCGCGCCTTGCAGAGCCATGATCTCGTCTCGGGTGATATCGCCCATGACCACGCGGTCCGAGACGATCGTGTGATAGCTGCCGAGCGCCGTACTGATCCCTTCCAACAGCGTCGATTTCGCGTTCTGGCCTGAGCCCTGCAAGATGCACAAGAGGTCGTCTGGCGTCATGTGCCCGGTCGCGCTCTGCCCGATGCGATCTTGCATCCAACCGCGAACGTCTTCCGGCAGTGCGGACAAGACCTTGATCATGTCCTCATGCGTTGCGCCTGGCACGTAAGCACATGTAGCGATCTTGGACATGAGCCGCCCGTGATCGTGCTCAAGCAGCTCACCGGTACGGAGATCGACTACCCCGTTCTGAGCGTTCAGAAGATCCGGATCAGCGTCCATGTCGGCCGCGTCAAAGATCACCCCTGGCACACCTTGAGCCAGCTTGAGGATGTGCGCGATAGCGTTCTGACTCAACATCGAACGCCACCCCTTCATGACCCCTTCTAGTGCCTTGTCGGCAGGGTTCGATGCCCACGCGAGGTTTGATCGTTTGAAACCGTCAAGCAACCATTGTTTGAGCACCTCGAACAGCTCGGCATCTTCTACCCGACGCCAGATCTTGCCCGTCCACCGAACCCAATTCATTCCGCCAGACCAACGGAAGGTTCCGATCAAGATCTCTTCGGCCGCTCGGTTGGCCATGTGCGATTCGGTGAACGCCCACTCTCCACAGCAGTGGCGATCTTCCTTGACCTCGATCCGCGAGATGACGTAACTGATCATCCCTTGCCAGGAACTACCTTTCGAGCCCTGCTCTACCGACGGCTTGATCTCCTCGAACACTTCACCGAGCTGATCGAGCGCTTCCCGAGCACCGGCGTGCCCGACGTTGCCGAGCCAGACCAGCGAACCGACCGCAGACAACGCGGTCCGATGTCTGGACCCCGTCTCAGCGTCCCTGAGAGCCCCTGTAACGGCCGCTAGCTTCCGATCCATAGCCCGGCAAGGGGGACCAGCCGGTAGGTCCTCATAGATGTCCTGTGGGGCCAGCACGATGGGTATCTGACCCCCGCCCGGTACTGCCTCGCGGATGTCCTCGATCGCGTACGTGTGCCCGTGATCGTCGATCACTCGACACGGCCGCGCCAGTCCATCCTTTCGGTTGACTGTGCCAGGCACCCGAAGCACCCGAGCAAGATCGGCCATGGGCTCGCACGCCATGCCCAATTCTTCGGCCGACCGCTTCAGCTCCGCATGAAGATCTACGGACAGCTTGGCGATTGACTCGTAAGAGTCATCGGTGACTTCGGCCGCGTGATCGAAGAGCCACCACGGGTAGAGTCCGCCACCCGAGTGAACCCACAGCGTCGGAGCAGGCAGGCAGGAGTTTTCGACGATCTTCCTAGCTGCCGCTTCGTCGGCCGGTAGGGTTCCTTTCTTGCTCTTGTGGCCAGGCCCGGCAATATCGATGTCAGCCCACAGACCAGGGAGCATGTGGGAATCTCTGGCTACCCCCCTCTTGTACGGTTCCGGAGGATTGATCACAGTGGTGATCCGGTGGTAGATCCCTACGGGCTTGCCAGCGTCCAGCCGAGTGATCAAGTCCACGACGCCGTCAAGATCCCAACACGATCCGGTGTTGCCGGACCAATCGTCACCCACGGGGACGATGTTGATCAGCTCACCACCGTCCATGTCTCCGTATAGCCGCACGAACCACGCACGCACGGCATCGCGATCTAGAGTGGCGTCGCCCATGATCAGGCCACCGTAGTGAGATCTTCGACTTGACAGCCGAGAGCCTCAACCAAGATCAGCAGCCGGGGCACGCTCGGATACGACCGACCGCGCTCGTACTCCCTGATCGAATCGATATGAATGCCCGACTCATCCGCGAGCTGAACCTGAGTCCAGCCACGCGCGCGGCGAAGATCACCGATCTTTCGGTGATCGAATTTCTTGACTTTCACGGCAGTCATGGTCATGTCTTTTCCTTCGATACCGATCCGGGCTGACTCCGAAGAGTCAGCCCGGTATGAGTTTGATCTATGATCAGACCAGCCAGCGATCAAGCTTTCTGGTCTGGCGGCCCTTGTTGTGGACGTCCGCGATCACGAATGAAACCGCGTCGTTGATCTTCTTCGATCCCGAAGCGACCGCGCGAGCGGTGCCTATGATCCCGTCGTAACCGCCCTTGTAAGCGGCCAGCCGTGGGACGAGCCCCTTAAGATCAAGGTTCTTGTTCGTGGCATCCCGCCTGATCAGGTTGCCGAGCCCCAATACCAGCGAGCCCCGCACAGCGCGAGGATCATGCCCCCACGCTCGGGTGATCGTGTTCAGCGTGTCGTACAGGACACCCGGCATCGGCTCGTCGCCGGTCGGTCCGCTGTACACAGCCTTGAGAGCTGTGACACAGGAGATCATCGGATCCTTGGTGTGTGCCCGGCCGATCTTCCAGCCGAGCGCCGTTACGATCTTGTCGATCTCGTTCGCCAGCGGGTCGCCCGCCATCACAGACACCCGGAACCGGTCGGCCGCACCGACGACCTTGACATGGTTCAGCTCGTCGAACATCGCCGCCTCTTCGGCCAGCGTGAGCCCGCTGTGAAGGTCGCACGGCACGAGCTGGTCAGGTCCGAACCCGATCTCTCGGAGAGCCTCACATCGGTGAGCCCCGTCCATGATCGCGTACGAACCGTCGCCGTAGATCTCATCCTTCGGCCGGTAGTTGACCGCGACCAGCTTGAACGCTTCCGGATCGAAGCTTTCGGCGATCTTGTACACGTGCGCCATGTTCAGCGCCTGCCGTTGAACGCGCTGATCTACGATCAGCTTGCCGAGCGCGATCCATGTCGGCTCGGTTCCTTTGAGGGTGATTCCCACGTCGGTCATGCGGTCGTGATCTCCGGGTTCTCGTCGCCGGTCGGCTCGGTGCCGGTCGGCTGGTCGTCGGTGCCGGTCGGCTGACCGTCGTCCGTCTTGCTCTCGCTACCTTCGGCCGCGCGCTCGCTGATCTCCTGCTGGAAATCCCGAAGCGCCACTCGCAGAGCGCGCATGTTCTGACCGAACACGGCCTCTCCAGCGATTGCCGAAGTGACCGACGCGCCGAGCCCGTTGTGGTCTTCGATGAACCGAGCAAGACCGCCGATGCGCGCGTTCAGCTCGTACAGAGCCCGAGCCTCAAGCGGCTTCTCGCTGCGGTCGGTGGCCACGCGCGGCTTGCGCTTCGCGCCACCACCGGTCGCCCGACGGACCTTGTCCTCTGCGCCCGCGAGAGTCACGGTGCCCTTGAGAACGTCGTCGGCAAGATCGGGATCCACTGCCTTCACCCGAGCCGCGCGAGCGACCGAACGACCCGACGTGCCGACCAGCTTGCCCGCCTGGTCGGTGGCGCGAACGCCACGCTTGCGCTTGGGCTTGTCGCCGTCCGCTTGCGTGCCATCCGACTCGTCACCGTCGCCGTTGCCGTTCGCCTTGGCGTTGGTGGTAGCCGCTCCTTTCTTCTGGCCAGCGAGCTTGGCTTCCGCCGCGATCTTCGCGGTGAACTCCAGGTACTCGGTGCCGAGCACGGCCCGCTGAGACTGCGAAAGGTGACGCCGCTGGACGTTGACCGACATGATCAGCTCGATGACGTCAGACTCTTTGACCGTCTTGGCGAGCGGCTTGATCTTGGGCTCGACCCCGGCAACCTCGCAAGCGCGGTAGCGGTTCCGGCCGTCGATGATCGTGGTTCCGTCGTTGGAAACCAAGATCGCCTCGCGGAGCCCGTTGACCTTGATGTCTTCGGCCAGCTCGTCCAGCTCGGTGCCTTCGATCAGCGGAAACTTGTCCGCGAACGGGTGAACCTTGAGCGTTCCGTACATGATCATCCTCTCGGGTTGGGGTGATGATCGGTAGCCCCGTTCTTAGGGGTGAATACCACCATACACCCTCGCGGACACCCTTGACCACTAGGCAAGGGGTGATAGGATCGGAGCAAGAACCAATCGAAAGGGTCAAGAAATGATCTCCAGCCTTCCCCTCCGGGACTACCAGCAAGAGACGATCACGCGAGTGCATGCCGCACTCCTGTCCGGTGTTCAGCGCCCGGCCGTCGTGATCCCCACGGGTGGCGGAAAGACTGTGATCTTTGCTCACATGGCGACCGCTGGAACCTTGATCTTGGTCCACCGTGACGAGCTGGTTAACCAGGCAGTCGCGAAGCTGACCGCGATCAAGCCTGCCCTCTCGATCGGCATCGTCAAGGCCGCCCGGAACGACGTCGGGCATGACGTGATCGTGGGATCCGTGCAGACCCTCCGGAACCCGATGCGCCTGGCCATGCTCCCGAAGATCAACCTGGTGATCGTTGACGAAGCGCACCACGCCGCCGCCAAGTCGTACGTAGAGATCATGACTGGGCTCGGCTGCTACGACGATCACGGCACTCCCGCCGTCGGTTTCTCGGCCACTCTCGTTCGTGGGGACAAGCTATCGCTTGGCGACGTCTGGCAGAAGGTTGTTCAGCACATCGACATTCTCGACATGATCCCCGAATGGCTCGTGGATCCCAAAGGGATCAAGGTCACGGTGGACGGTCTGTCCCTCGCGGACGTCAAGCGGACGCGCGGCGACCTCTCGGCTACCAGCCTTAGCGATCTCATGCTGGACGCTGACGCACAGAAGATCGTCGCGGACGCGTACGTGAAGCACGCCAGCGATCGTCAGGGGATCTTGTTCGCGCCGACCAAGGCCGCCGCTCGCGCGTTCGCCGATGCGTTCAACGCCGCAGGCATCTCGACCGGCGCGGTATGGGATGGCATGAGCGACGAAGATCGCCGACTTACCCTCAAGCGGTTCGAGAAAGGTGATCTTCAGGTCCTCGCCAATTGCATGATCTTGACCGAAGGCTATGACGCTCCCTTCGCTTCCTGCGTCGTGATCGCCCGGCCGACGACGTCAGCGGCTCTGTACGTCCAGATGGTTGGCCGTGGCTTGCGGATCTTCCCTGGTAAGACCGACTGCTTGGTGCTGGACGTGCTTGGTGCCAGTGAAGAGCATGATCTTGCTACCCTCGCCGACCTGTCCAGCAAGAGGGTTGACAAGGTCGAGCCCGGCGAGACGCTGACCGGTGCGGCCCGTCGGCTCAAGAAAGCCGGACACCCCGCGCTCACTGGTTACGTGGATCACACCCAAGTCGATCTCTTCCACCAGTCGGTCAGCATGTGGCTTCGGACGGATGCCGGACTGTGGTTCGTGGCACTCGCCGACAGGCTCGTGTTCCTCTGGCCTGGCAGTGATGCCGGTCTGTTCCACATCGGAATCTGCCCGACTCGCGACTCTGGCGGATCATGGATCCGGAAGGATCTTCAGCTCTCGGACGCGATGGCATGGGCAGAGCAAGAGGTCAAGGCTCTTGATCAGAAGACGCTGACCAACCGCCGCGCGACGTGGCGCAAGCGCAAGCAGCCGCCGAGCCCCGCACAGCTCGACTACGCCGAACGTCTGCGGATCCCGGTGCCGACTGATACAACCAAGGCAGTGCTCTCGGATCTGATCACGGTGCGGGTGGCGTCTCGTCGGCTGGACCACAAGTTGCCGAAGAACGCGTAATAGATCACAGACCGGCTCGGAAGATCCCGAGCCGGTTTCGTCACGAAAGGAAACGATCATGAGTGTCGGCCCATGGTTCCCTGCCGGTTTCGAGAGCGAGTGCTCGGCCGGTGGTGAGACGATCACTGAAGGTGCGGAGATTCGCGCCGACGGAGACGGATCATTCGAGTGCCGGGAGTGCGTAGAAGAGCAGATCGAATCGATCTTGGAGGACGATGGCGATCTCTTTGATCTCGACCCTGGCCAGCATAACGATCACATGTGGAGAGGATGATCATGAGTAACCATTTCGCGCCCGGTGATCCACGAAATTCGTGGGTCCTGCCGAGCCCGTATCTACCGGCCAGCGCGTCCGGTGAATGCGCTCGCGGCCGTGAGCGGTTCGACTCCGGTGATCCTATTCGCGCTGACGGGATGGGCGGGTGGGAATGCCGATCTTGTGTTGAGAAAGAGATCGCTAACGCGGGATGCTGGACTGACACTGAAGAGTCAACGGCCGCGAGTCAGGAGATCACATGAGCGAAGTCACAGGGTCGGCCGCGCTAGGTCCGGCCGGTAAGCCGTCCGAGTCTCCCGAGTCCGACAATCCCTTTGGAGACGCGTACGACGTCCCTGAAGAGGACCCTAAGGCGATCCATTACGACCGGTGGGGACGGTATGCCAACCTGCCCGCGATACCCGGCGTATGTGGCGTACAGCCTTGGACACGGGTAACCACGGTCGGAAAGGTGCTTGACGATACGTACTTCCTGGATCTTTGGAAGCGACGTCAGGTAGTGATCGGGATCAAGCGAAAGCCTGAACTGCTGGACGGGATCACCGAGCGCATGCTCAAGCACGTTGATCAGCATCGGGTAACGCCCATGCCCAAGCGCACCAAGGACCTGATCAATGCCATCGCTGATCAAGCCATGGACGGAGCAGGGAGTTATGAGGGTGCGGCTGTCGGCACTGCCTTCCACACCCTGATGGAAGTGATCGACGCCGGAGACATGATCGACAGGGATACGATCACCGAAGATGACGCCCTCATGATCGACGCGTACGCTGAGCTGATCAAAGCCGAACAGATCAAGATGATCCCGAACATGATCGAGCGGGTGATCGCGATTCCGTCGCTCGGTCTCGCCGGTCGGCTCGACCGGATCGTTACGGATCATGGCGTGCCGCGCATCGGTGACGTCAAGTCGCAGGCATCCATGGACTTCGGCCACATCTCGCTTGCTGTTCAGCTCGCGTGCTACGCGAACGCTGAATACATGCTCGACCAATCCACCGAACCATGGACATGGATCAAGATGCCGGAAGTAGACAAGGATCTTGGTGTGGTGATCTGGACCCCGGCCACACAGCCCGGCGTGGCCGAGATCATCGACGTAGATCTACGGAAGGGCTGGCAGTACGCCAAAGCCAGCGTAAAGATCCGGGAATGGAGAAAGGATCAAGGAATCGTCACCCGCCGACCCCGGTCAAGGTGATAGCATTGCCTGTAGGTCAAGCAGTTGCCCGGAGGAACCTAGAGATCTTCCGGTAGGCGGGTCTTGATTCAGGGCTCGATCCGACCCCACGGGGCATGCAAGATCGGACGGCTCGATCGTCCGGAGAGTGATCCAACCGTTTCGCAGCGTTACGACACTCTCCGGACCCACAACACGCCACAACTAGATCACTAGGAGTGATCATGGCTGATGCCAACTCCCTGCTTTTCGGATCCGCTGCCGCCGCGATGTCCTTCGACACCAAGGGGACTGAAGTCCGGTTCCGGCTCGTGACCCATACCGCGCAGCATCGGCGAGAGGTCAAGTACGACGCGACCGCCAACAAATACGTGCAGGGGGATCTTCTGTACTGGAACGATGGCAAGGTCACCACGACCAAGTCAGCACAGCCCGCGCTAGACCCCGTGCTCACCGTTCAGACCACCTTCCGCAAGTGGGAGGGAGTCAGCAACGCTGAGCGTGCATTCGGTGAGGATGACGGCTTGCGTCGGATCTTCATCAGGGGACGCAAGGCCCCCGGTTCGCTCATGGACGCTGTCAAGGATGCGTGCAAAGCCGCTGGTATCCGAAAGATCGACGCCGACCAGTTCGGTTCGATCAAGTACGTCTCGGACGGCAAGAAAGCGAACAAGAACATGACCGCGCCCAAGGTGTACGAAGCGGTTTGGTACCCGGCCGACAAGCCGCCCACGTGGGCATCGGAGCTTCCGGCCGACACTTCCGCCGACGACAACGCTCCCGAAGAGGATGACAATCCTTTCGAGTGATAAAGAGCCGGTCTGATCACTGGTATCCGTAGCGCGGACACTGCCGGTGATCAGACCGGGACCAAGCGCCGGTGCTTCCGTCAGGTGGACGTGGCATCGGGTCAAGCGGGGACTTGAGCAACAGCCCCGACTACAACGGAAAGAGCCGATGGAACCCAAACGGTTCCATCGGCTCTTTCGTGTTCCCTCCCGTGGGATCACACCCTCGGGATCAACCCTACCTGATCATTGGTGCGCTCGTGGGAGCGCGTACCCGGAAGCGAGATCATCTCCGTCGGTGAGTGCGAGGAACAGCGTCGTGCCCTTGATCCACTGCTCCGGCCGACTGATGTTGGCCAGCGTTCGACGAAGGTCCGTTCCGTTGCCTGCCGACTCTGCCCATTGCGCCGTACGCCGCATCTCTACCAACTGGTAGTTGATCAAGAGTAGGGTCGCGTTCTTGATCATCCATCGCGCCGCGTTCCGTCGGTGCAACGGTTCCATGCCTGAGATCTTTTCCGGATTACCGTCAACCTTGATCCATACGGATCGCTGATTGAGGTAGTCCATGAGATCCAATTTGATGGGATCCATGGCTGTTGTCGCCTTTCTAGATCAGTTGAGCGTGCCTTGCTGGCTCTCGGAGATCATCTCTAGCAGCTTGGCCGCTTCCGGGTTGTCCTCGCCGATCCGAGCCCGATCTTCTGCAGCCATCTGCCGGTACCCGTGAGTGAGCCCGTTGATCAGCTCCGCACAGTCCCGAGCGTCCATCACGTATTCGCTGATATCGTCGGCTGGTCCGACGTCCGGATCATCTTCGTCGCGCTCCCACGGGTGGCCGAAGAGCCGCATGGCCATCAGGTGTTGGCCGTTGCCTGCGACGACGCCGAAGAGGGACAGCCCGTGATAGCAGATCCTTCGGTGCGGATCCATCGCGTCGTACTCTGCGATCTCCGGCTCGGTCGGCTCATGATCGTTCTGATCCATGATTCCCTTTCTTGATGATCGGTTCTGGCTGACCTAGATCGAGTCCGAGAGGATCTTGCTTGTCGAAGATCACGGTGGTTTCGACCTGCTCGATCCGAATCCAATCGTTCGGATGATCCGCGCAGAACCCCCATGCTTCGGTCGCGTTGGGGAAGGCTATCCGCTCGTTCCCCTTGTCTGCCGACCAGGCCCACACAAACACCTCTGTGGCTGATTTCATGATCTTCTCCGACTCTCGGCCCTCTTGTCCAGTCTCTACCCTGCTTGCCGGTACGTCAAAGCGGCTAAGAGCTGATCATCCTGAAAACGATCGCGCTGCAAGGGGTCGTCAGGGCTCTATCTCGACAGGGTTGATAGCCGGGTGACCAGACGGGGGTGGATCTTGTTAGCGTGGCTCTCAGAGCCGTCCAGGGGCATGTGGGGTCCGACCCTGCCCATGAAAAAGCCCTGGTCGGCCGACCAGGGCTGTTAGATCTTGAACTATCGCGCGTTGGACAGCTTGCGGCATTCCGCGCTGGTCGCGTTGTACTGAGTCACTGCCGGACCCATGTCGCTGGCTATCTGATCAACGGTGGTCGTGTAGCCGTCGAGCGTGTCGGCTAGCTCCGTCTCGGTGATCTGTCCGGTCAGCCACGCGTGCAGAGCTGTGTTCTCTTTGACGACTTGATCAGCGAAACCACTGGACAGCGACTTGACGTCGTCCGCGTGGTTGAGTGCCTGAAGACACGCATTCGGGACCACGGCACCGACGGGGGTCACTGATCTTGTCTGCGCCGCGTTGACGGGCTCGGAAGCGCCACATCCGGCAAGTGCCAGAGCCGTCAGGACCGTTGCGAGAGTGAGGGTGATCTTCATGGGGTTTATCCTACCTGACCTGGTATTTCGCTAGTCGATCTTCTTACTCCGAACGGTACTCGACAGCTTGCCACCCTGTCAAATAGCAAGCGTCCCCCCGCCTAAGGCAAGAGGACGCTTGGCTCTTAAGAGTCAGAGATCCAAGAGCATGCTCAAGAGATCTTGCTCTTCCTTGTCGGTGATCACGCCGAGCCGCATAGTACCCGCGTGCCGCTTGAGATGATCTATCCAAGCAAGCATGCGCTCGATGATCTCTTCTTCGGTGAGGAACGGGTAATCCGACTCACCAGAAGTTCCGATCTTGGTACCGGCTCTGCTGGGAGGAATGATCTCATCGTGCGAGATGTCACTCCCGTTCCCATGGAAGTTGCTCATGCTGCCCCTAGTACGGCAGTCGCCGACTCCCGGACGGAGTCCGAAGATCTAGACTCGTGTCCCGCTTCGTCGGCCGATGCCTGATCTGGATCTTGGTCTGCTTGGACATTCTGATCCACTTTCCGCTTCTGAGACCTCATGTACTCGGACACAGTCGGTTCGGTGACGCCGAGCCGCTTCGCGATCTCGATCCGGGTGAGTCCCTCTTCGGTCGCGAGCACCCAAGCTGTCCGCTCGCGTTCAAGTCGAACGCGAGACTGCGTTCTGAGCGGACGATTCGGATCCGAGTCGCGGATCACCTTCCGCTCTTCGTCGTTCGTGCCGCCCCAGATCCCAACCTCTTTAAGATCTACAGCCCACGATAGACACTCTTCGCGCAACGGACACCCAACGCAAACGAGCTTGGCTTCCGTCTCGCGAAATTCGCGATCGGAGTTGGCCTCGCCGTCCGGACCCACGAAGATCCCCGGATCCATATCACGGCAAGCGGGCATCCGCTTGTCGTCCTTCGGAAGATCGAGATAGAAGACCAACGCGCGTGACATATGATCACCCTCCCTTCGTGTTGACCTCCTCATATGATCTCACTGCCTTGACCAGACGTCAAGAAACCCCTCCCGGTCCCCATGTAACCGGAAGGGGTTTCAGCTAGAAGGGATCAGGGGTCCGTTCGTGTGGAAGCCTCGAACACGTTCGCCCGAAGGTATTCCTTGAATGCGGCTCTACCGGCTCGGGTGGCCGCAAGAGCTTCGTTCGCGTCAAGATCGTACGCTTCCACGATCCGCTCCAGAAGTTCCCGAGACGGTAGCCGCTGACCGTTCTTGAGTCGAGACGCCATGGTGAAGTCGCAACCCACCTTGTCGCCGAACTCATCGTTAGTCATGCGGGTCATAGTCATGTACCGATCATCTCACGACCTTGACCTACTGACAAACCCCTAGAGCCGTCGGCCCGCCGTCGAGTCGTTCGTGTTCTTCGGGGTGAGATAGACGACCGCGAATCCGCCGACTACGGCCGCGAACACGATGCCCCACTCAGCACCGGTGACGACTCCGTCAGCTACCGACGTGCCGAGCGCAGCGAGCCCGGCCGCGATTGCGCCCGCGAGAGCCTTTTTGACTGTGGCAAGCCACATGAGGATGATCCTTCCTAGACCACCTGGAGCAACTTGCCCCATGTGAGAGGTCCCACGATTCCATCCCATTGGGAGGAGTCGTCAGGGAACCGATCTTTCTGGTATGCGATCACGTCTACCCGGAGATCCGGAGTGAACGCCTGCTCGCGTAGCCACGTGTAGAGCCCGGTGGAATCGTTGGCCCACCGAGCGGAAAGCCAGCGCTCAAAGAGCAGAGCGCGAAGCGAGAGCACGGCCGTGCTTCGGTCGCCGACCTTGAGCATGGGCATGCTGGACAAGAGATCACCTTCCGGGGTAGGCGTGACGTCCGGAATGGCCGTCGCCTTGAGCGTTCCATCTCGGGTCATGTGGAAGATCACATCGCCCGGACAGTCGGTGGACGTGAAGTCTCGGTGACCGTAGACGGTCTGTAGCCCGTTCTTCTCCGTCAGGTACCACTCGCGAAGATCCGCCCATGCCTTGAGCTGGTCATCGGTCGGCCGTTCGCCCGGCCCGGTACCGAAGGTTACCGAGATGTAGCGGACGTTGCCGTTCTGGAGCTTGCCCGACGTCGGAAGCTCGGCCGCCTGCTGGTGACCGTAGCCCCGGCCGACGAAGACTTTCCGGTCTGGACAGACGAAGTAGGCATACCCGATGTCGGACCAGCCGTTGCCGTTGATGTGGGCGTTCCGAGCGCCCTCCCAATAACTCACACACGCCGCGTGCCCCGACGCCGCGTGCCGACTGAGCAGGCCGCGTGAGCCGTCATAGTGGGCGATCATGCCTAGGTTCGTGTTGGTGTTCGTCCAGCCGCCGCGCGGCTCGGACGGCCACCCAAGATCGGCTCTAGTGATCCACTGGACCGTCATAGAGATCTTGTTCCTGTCTGTCGTGTTGTCAAGTCCAGAGTACGCCTACGGCTGCTTGTCCTTCCGGCTCTTGTGCTGGACCCTGATCAGCACAGAGATCCGCCACGTCAGAGCCAGCGGAACCACCGCGAAGACGATGAATCTCAAGGTCGCGAATGCGATGTGATCAACTCCGATGATGATCCGGGGAATGGTCAGCCCGAGCACGAGCGTCATCGCGATCTGGTAGATCATCAGGGACTTGCCGAAAGCTGATTCCCACCAACGCGCCGTGATGTGGTAGGAGACTACGAACGCGAGCGAAGCTACGAAGGTCCAGATGACCAGCACATCGCCGACGGTTCGTAGGAGCGCGTCACTCATCCGGATCTTCCTTTGGCTTGATCGAGCGTTCAAGAATTTCGGCCAGATGATTCTCTTGTCGGATCTCGCGAAGCTTGCTAGCGATTCGATCTACTTCGTGTCGCTGTCCTCGGACCTCATGGAGATCTCGTTCTGATTTCTTACGCGCTTCCCGAGCTTCGTCCATGTCTTCGGGAATGATCTTATGAAGATCGTCTGACTTCGACCAGGGCCAGAACTTCATGATCGACGTCCATCCTCCGTTACCGCCCGGAGGAGTTGGACAGTGATCTTGCCGGTTTCGGCCAGCTCCCCGACTTGGTTGGCAAGCTCCCGCTTGGCAAGATCAGCCGCTATCCAAGCGGTGCGCCACTCCTTGATCTCTTCCCGTTGACGCTCAACTGTCAGTTCATCACCTTTCCGGAGCGCTTGGACGTAGGACCGTGGCAGGAGTCGGCCACTTAACATCGCGAGAACGAAGGCGATCACGACCAGCATGAAGCCGCCTTGGACAAAAGGAAGACCGACCCACTCCACTAGTTCAACCCCTGCACAGCGAGGATGATCGAAACAGCCAGCGCAAGAGCCGAGATCACCGCGAAGAGCCGCGCCCACGGAAACCAGCGATCATTAGCAGCTTGCCAGCGAATCGCTTCTGTGTTCGAGAGCGATTTCTCCGTCATCGCATCCCGAGCGATTGCTTGATCCTTTAGCTGCTGGACCAACAGCCGCAGTTCGCGAAATTCTCCCGCAAGATCTCCTAGGTGCCCGTTGATCGCTGCGAAATGCCGGTCATGATCGGCCAGCCGAGCGCTGATCTCCCCCGCGATCTCCCCCGCGATCTTCCCACGCGCGTACGCATCCCGATTCGTCTCGGGAGACTCACTCATAAGTCACGCTCCGTAGTGAAAAGGCGATTGCCCCTAGACGGCCCTGAGAGCCACGCTAAGGGCTTCAACCCTAGGTTGGGTACCCGTATGCCACCCTACCCGAGATAGGGATTTCCCCAGGTCAGAGGGTATATTGATCTTGTCAGCCCGATCATGAGCCTCTCGTCAAGATCCATGTAGGGCTGTTTCTATCGCTACTTTACGCTACTCTTCCGGAGCGTTCCCGAACACGAGCCGGACCAAGTACTCTCCCGCGTCGATATGCGCCTGAGTTTCGATCTTGGTGCCAGGGTGCATGAGTGGATCAGTGACCCCCTGCCCACGCGCCGTTGACAGTGCAGTGTCACACGCTTCGCTGAAGTCCGTTGCCGTCGGGAACCCTTGCTTCCATATCAGGGTCGCGCCTGGCTCTTGCGGCTCACCGCCACTACCCATTACATGATCCTTCGGATTGCCATCATTGAGCCTGCTCGCATGAACGTAGGATTACCCGCGTCCACAACAGCTTGTGCCCATTGTGGCCGAAGGTTCCCCCCGGTGCTTCCGACATTAATGAACCCCTTGGACGATGCGATACAAAACGCGGCGGCCGTAGCTAGGCCGAACGATGGGTTTCCACTGATCGGCTGGACTGACCGGGAGATGATCCCAAAGAATGTCGTAGCCGCTGAGCCGAGCGCATCAGACACCCATTGCATGGTCGTTCCGGTTGGTGCGATGAACTTGAATGACATGTCCGATGCTGCGACTCCACTCGTAATGAAGAGACATTGAAGCCAGTAACGCGTGTTGGCTTGCACCGGAAGCACCAACGCTGAATCGTTGGACAGCGTGGTAGTGATCCGTGACTCGTCAGACGGTTTGATGATGTACGAACCTTGGATCAAGTATGTGTTGAGATCTGCCGCAGTCGGAGGAGCACCGACCGCGAATGTCTTGATCGTTGTCGCCACTAGTCCGTCAACCTCCTCAACATCATTACCGAGTCGGCCAGCACTCGGGTAGCTGTCGCGTTCGATACGAACTGTGACCAATTGAATTGGAAGGTTCCGGGGGTCGTGTCCACTATCAAGATCCCTTTAAGCAGCATGGCAACGCTAGTGCCGACTCCAAAGCAGCCGCCAGTCGGAAAGCTGGTTGTCAGGACTTGATGCGTTCGACTCAAACGATCTATAGTTGCCGCCGCTGATTGGATCACTCCGTCAGAGACATAATCGAACGTTGCACCAGCCGGACCAGTGAATGACACTTCAATGTCAGCCGCCGCCAGCCCGTCGTACAGCAAGAACATGTTGACAAAGTACGTCTCTCCAGCGTTAACCGTACAGAACAGCTCGTTATCCGGTTGTGCCGTAGCGTTAAGGCTCACCGACTCCGTAACCAGTTTGCGGATCATGATCTGTTGCATGAAGTAGCGGTTGAAGTCAGCCGCACTCGGTGACTCGCCGTCTACGAACGTACGAAGTGGCATCAGGTCGTCAACCTTTGAACGATCAAGCAAGAGTTAGCCATGACGGTTGTGTTGGTCGCGGTCAATGTTCCTTGCGCCCACTGAAACGTCAGGTTTCCTGCGGTTCCTGCCGTCGTCACGTATCCTTCGCCCGGCATGATCGCGTCAGTACCGAGCGCCGCGCCCGGACCTCCAATGATTTCGGTATTAGCTTCCGATCGCTCCCGCTTGAGAATGTCCCACACTGTCGATGTTGAAGCGGCATCCTGACCGTTCGGACACCAATGGATCGCCGCGCCAGCGGGCACCGACCAGCCCACTTTGAGATCAGCCGCTTGGATCGTTTCGTAGATCACGAAGATCTCGATCCAGTAGACGGAGTTAGCCAGCAAGGGAGCGATCAACTCGTTATCATTCTGGACCGTCGCGGAGCTGATCAAGACTTCGTCTGCTTGCTTGACGATCGAGTACTGCTGAATCCAGTACTTCATGACGTCAGCGCCCGTGAGTACCTGCCCGTCAACGAACGTTTTGAAGGGCATGATCAGAACCTCAATCCGTTGAGCCCGATCTTGCCAAGGATCGGATGACCAAGAGTCAGGAAGGATCCGACCTTGGTCGCTGACTGAAGATTGTAAGTGATCTCCCAGAAGTATTGTTCGATATTCAGCTCCAGCCCACGGACGAATACCTCTCGGACCACGGGAGATCCGCCGCCCGGTGGCCGTCGGGTGATCTTTACCCGATCCCCAATCTCGCGATCCAAGACCTGTGGGAAAAGATCATCCTCTTGCTTCTGCGGACGAATCACGAGCTGATCGAACCGCAGTTCTGGATCTTTCGAGATGTAGACGATCCACTGTGCGTAGCTGAGAGACTCCGCATCAGATTGAAGTACAAGATCCGTACGCTCGAACGTGTGTGTCAGGTATTCAGTGATCGAATCAGCATCTTGCCAGGTCTGCGACGTGCCACCGGTCCGAGCTATGTGCGCATCGTTGTAGAGCTGCACGTCGTCATAGCTGATCACGACGTCATGGTACGGAAGTTCTCCTGCTCCGGTTCCTCCGTCTCCGAAGTCAGCTTGCACATTGACCGATCGCGTGTCACTGAAGAGCGCCGATCGACTTCGGAAGGTGGCGAGTCCTGACGCGTCCATGTAGAACTCACCAAGCTCGGAGTCAGAAACTAGGAACAGCTCCGTCAGTCCGTTGTCCGCGAGCGTGGTTCCTTGGACTGTTGATCCACCAGTGCCGATCACTCGTTCGCCGATTGGCCAGCCGATGGAATTCAAGATCCGTGTGATACGTGCGCCGGACAGCTCACCGACTCCGACCGGCGCGCCAAGCGCAACGCGATCGATCGAGCCCATGACCTTGAAACCGTCGGTGCACGGCACTGACACTTCAGAGTCAACATCGGCCGTCCACGAGATGTCCCACTGATCGATGAACCCTCGGAAGATCGGGAACGTGAACGTGCTTGGCCGCGTCGTCGAGCTGTTGTGTGCGGTGCCCGTCCACGAGCAGGCCGGTTGATCGCCGTCGCAGTATCCGGTAGGCGCTGGCTTGACTTCCGCTTGGACCGCGTCAACGTAGCCGACTACCTGGCCATCCGCGTGCGTGTCGTCGGTCCAGAACTGTACCTCTACGTCGTCCAGAGTCGTCGAGAGCGCCGCCGAGCGGGTCACCCGGTACCACTGGTCAGCGACCAGTCCGGAGATGTCTACGAACGCCTGAGCCATCCCAACAGCTCCGACCTTGATCCCGGTGACCTTGGAAAAGCTCGCTGCCGGAACATAGACGTAGGCCGACAGACTGACCGTGACTCCCACGGTCGCGCCGCCAGCGGCTACGCTGGTAGCTCGACCGGCGTAAGCGAAGTTCGTAGCCGACGCCGTACGTCGGACTTCTAGGGCAGCGCCACCGATCCACGAGACGCTTGTGACACGCGCAATCCCGCTGTTGGTGATGTTGGTCCAGCCGGTGGTGTCCACCTCGAACGACGGATTTTGGATCAGGTTGGTTGTCGCGGTGAAGGGCCATGTGGCACGCAACCGGATTGGTCGCATGGGAAGCACTCGCGTGCCGGTACCAACACCGGACGACACTCCGCTGAGCGATTTCGAGAACAGACCACCGCACGTGAAGCTGTTGGATTGCTTGTCGCCAAGCTCTGAAAACCCGTCGGCCGGATCCGCTGTCCACGATGATGGACTGTCTCCGTAGGTCGATCCGCCACACGCGCGGATCTCCAGCGCGTTGGTGCCGACCGGCGTTGTGCTCGGAGTCTCGAACGTACTCGATTCGTTGTTGTCGGTGAACGCGAACACCGGAGTAGCTGCATTGTCCGCATCCCGGATAGTGATCACGAACACCACTCCGTCCGATCCGGAGTTTTGCGTCATGGCGTACGTGCTCGGCTCGGATCCACCAGCCGTCTTGATCCATATCTTGCACTGGAAAGCATCGCTGCCTTGGGAGTCGGACGCCAGCACAGTTCCCCACGATGCGCCGCCCGTGGGCGTGCCCATATCCGAGAGATCGCCGATGTCACAGAAGTGAATGATCATCACCCGGTGGCCGCTCACGGTGCCCGTCGGTTTGTTCACCGAAAAAGATCCGGTCGTACCGGTCGCTTTGCTGGTCACGTTGACCACCGACGCCGCGACCGAAGAACTCACGCTCTTAATGTCAACCGTGAGCCCTACGCCGAACACCTGATTCAGCGTGTTGTCGAAATAGATCAAGCCGGACGTGCCAGCGCCACCGCCGCCCGAGACGTACGGTCCCGCGAGATTCGTCGGGTCAAACCTACGGTCCCTGTTGTCGAGCTTGAGAGTGGCCGTACCGGCCTCATAGCGAAGGGTGGGGGAGTCCACCCGGCTTGACCCTCTGTGGACGCTGGCAGAGCGTACGTACGCGCTCACGTCGGTCCACGTTGGATCATCGAACATGATCTCAGCGATCAGCACAGGGACGCTCATAGATCTAGACTCCCGCCGTTCTTAGAGCGCCGCTTGTATTCCTTGAGTAGCTCGTACACTTCCTTGCCGAGCGCTGCCTTGTCGGTGCCGGGAGTCGCAAGCACGGTGATGTTGTACGTATCACCGCCGCCGCGTCCCTGCCCGTCCCATTGCTTACGGGTGAAGACCGCTTCCGGTTCGCGCGTGCCGTTGACGGCCGACGATCCCGGCGTCAAGATCCCACCGTTGTCCATCGTGAACGGCTGTAGAACGCCACCGCGAGACATCTTGAGTCCGTAGTGAGATCCGAACAGGCCGTTGTTCCATCCGCGAGCGCCGCTCCCGTAGTGGACGCCTTGTGATCCGTTTGACTCCACATTGGTCTTCCCAAGTGTTCCGGCCATGTGCCCGACACCCGCGTTGGTGACACCAACCTTGAAACCACTCTGGAGATTCTTGACGAACCCGGACGGACCACTTGATCCGAAACTGTGTGTGCTGAAAAGCCGGGAGTACGGAGACTTCCCGTGGATCACGTTGGTGATCGCACTCATGAATCCGGAGCAGTCGTAACCGCGCGGTCCGACACCTCCCCAGATGTAGGGCTTGCCGCTCTGTGACTTGGCCCATGCGAGCGCCTTTTGCACCTTGGGACCACCGACACCCAAGAGCTTGCTAAGCGCCTTAGAAAGGCTCGTACCGATGTTCTTGGCCCACATGGAGTAGAGCGCGCTCGCTTTCGTGGCCATGTTCTGGACAGACGAGACTCCGGTGACCGACCCCTTTGAGATGATCCCGCCCTGAGCGAAGTACGCACCTTCGCCACCGAGCCCGTACCGGCCCACCCCGCCAGCGAGCATGCGTCGAACCGCATTCGGTCCGCCTGTCTGTGCTGCCGCGTTCATCAGGTTGACGTTCTGCTCGCCGACCGCGCGCGTCCACTCCGGACGCATGACAGCTTCGCCACCAGACAGCCCAAGCGTGCCGCCAGTAGGGCTCTGGAACATATGCACATCTCGGCCAGGCGAGTAACCAGGCAGCACGCCACCGGACGCCTTGAGCAGGGTTCCACCCTGCACGTGGTAGCCGATCAGAGTCCCACCGGCCTTGACCTCGATCCGCACCGTCTTGTTCTTGATCCCGTTGGTAGCGCTATTGATCTTGTTTTTGGCGTCAACGTACTTGTCGATCAACTTCTGTACAGATCGCGACGACTCGCCGTGCTTGGTGATCACTCCACGGATCATCTTGATCTCTGCGTCAAAGGTCTTGTTAGCCAGCTTGACAGAGTTAGTTTCCTTAAAGACCTTATCCGCGTGATCGCCCGCCTTGCGGATAGCGTCGATCAACATCGAGTTGTTGTCGCGGCCCTTCCGGGTGTTCAGGTTGAACGAGCCGGTTCGCTTGTCGATCGCCAGCCCGTTTTTCTTGAACGCGGACGTCATGTCATCGATCGTGTTCCGGAAGTCGATCCCGGCTTGATCAGCATCTCCGGTCAAGCTGTTGAACTTGGACAGCTTGTCATTGAGCTTGCCCACCCCACCGGCCGTCGTGACCGCTTCGTCACCGAGCCCGCCGATCGTCTTGGTCGCATCCTTGCCGGTGGTCGTAGTGATCCCCAAAGCGTCGTTCAGTTGCTTCTGCTTGCGCTGCGCTTCGGTCAGTTCGGAGTTACCACCATGGATCATGTTGAAAAGCTCGTCGGCCGCGCCGGTCAGTTGCTTCGTCGCGGTCGTACCCTGGCCAGCTCGACCGCCGTAAACGACCGTCGCGGTAGCCAGCGAATTCAGCCGCGCGTCAACGATCTTCATAGCGTTGCCCTCGCCGAGCACCGCGTCAGTAACGACCTTTGAACTGAGCCCGAGCTTGTTCGCTGCGTCGAGCATGCCCTGAGTCTGGAGCGTGCTAGCGATCTTGGCTCGGGTGTTGGTGCCGAGCACTCCCGAGTCTTCCTTGATCGCGTCCGAGAGCGCCGACACCCGCGCTTCCGCTTCGTCGTTCCGGGTGGCGAACCAACCGACGGCCGCGATAGCCGCACCAATAGCGATCCCCCACGGACCGCCCGAAGCGAGCATCCCGCCGACGCTCGACAGTGCACCCTTGGCCTTACTGGCAGCACCGCTCATGCCACCGATCGAGCTGTTGAGAGCCTTCATAGGCCCACCGGCCTTGCTGACCGCTTCCGTCGCGTACATGGTCTTTAGCCGTACACTGTCCCAGATTCCGGACAGCGCGCTGATCTTGGATCCGAACCCGGTAGAGATCATTTGAGCGATCTTCGTCGCGGCGGCCCACGCAAGCATGACTCCCTTGCTAACGATCATGATCCCATTGACCGCAAGCATGGTCCCCTTGATCAATGCATACGCGCCGACCAGCACGCCGACCGCGATAGCCAGCGTCTTGATCGTGCCGGAATTCTCCTTAGCCCATTGCACCGACGACTTGAGAGCAGGGATGAATGAACCGGTCGCCCATTTCGTGAGCGCCAGCGCCGCAGGAAGCAGCGCCTCCCCAATGGCCGCCTTGGCGTCCATGAACTGTGCGTTCAAGATCCGCTGTTGGTTGGCCAGCCCTCCGGACGTGCGTGCGAAGTCGCCCTGAGCTGTCTTGCTCTGCTGCAAGATCAGCGAATAGGACGCTTGAGCCTTTTGCAGTGGCGTCAGGGTCGGCCCGATCTTGCCGAGTCCGAGCCGCATCGCTTCGGCCTTGAGCGTCGATTCGTTCAGGTTGATCCCGAACTTCCGAAGAGGCTCCGTCTCGCCGACCAAACCAGAGCGAAGGGCCAAGAGCGCCTCTTCCGGCTTGACGTTGTTGAACGACGCAAGATCGGACGCGAGCTGAACCATCTTCATGGACATACCGGCCGCCGCAGGCTGACCGATCTTCATAGATACGAACAAGTTTCCGAATGTGGCTGTGGCTTCCAAAGCCGTTTGCTGGCTCTGACCCATGGCCGTGGCCGCATTCCGAGAGAAATCCGTCACCGCCTTAGACGAAGATCCAAACACCACGTTCGTCTTGGACATCGATTCAGAAAGATCACTCGCTGCCCTGATCGAGTCGCGAGCGAAGTCGATCACCGTGGACGCGCCGAACGCCAGACCCATAGCGATACCGAAGCTTTTGGCCTGCCCGGTCAGCCGGTCCATCGAAGATCCAAATTTCTTGGCTCCCCGGTCGTCCACTTCAACGCCGAGCCGGACCATGAGATTACGGATGCTCCCGGCCATCCCCGTTCACCTCCTCGAAACCCCACTTCGGTATGAAGTCCGTTGTCACTGCCGTCTTGCTGCCCTTGCTCCGGAAGAGGTTCACGATCGTTTTTGCCAGCATCGCCGCGAGCTGATCGTTACGTTCCTGTCCGAACTGCCCGGTTACCCGCTCGTACGCTTCCCATTCCTTGATCTCCCACGCGGACATTTGGTTGACTTCGGAGATGGACTTGCCGAGCGCCATGGCTAGTCGGAATCGGAACCTTCGCTCGGCATTGGCTCGAAACCCTCGGTCATCTCCTTGAACGTGTCCTCGGTGAGTCCGCAGAGTCTCTGCGCCGACTCGAACAGCGGGACCAGGATCTTGGCCGGTGCGTCGTCGAGATGCTTTGTGTCGCTGACCTCGAAATACGGAGATCCGTCGTCGTTGATCGCCGTCAGGACGATCAGTTTGGCCATCGCGAATCTCACGTTTGGCCTGGTCTGCCCGCTCGACAGCCGGATCGTCAGAGACTCCTGATACTTGGTCAGCTCCGATCCGGTGAGTCCGCGAACCTTGATCACGCCTGCGAGCTTGCCGTTAGAGTCGAACACCTCGACCTCTTCGGCCGGAAGGTCGGCCGTGATCTGCCAAAGGTCTTCTTTTTTGAGCAGACTTCCCATGATGTTGATCTTCCTAACTCGTCGTCCCTCGGGTATGACGCACATGATCGGGAGCAATGTCCCGATCATGAACGCCCATGCACTCACGCTTACGCAGGAATGACCAGGTCTTCCGCAGGCACACGCGTGATGGTGAAGCTGATCTCGATGCGGCCCGCCTCTTCGTCGGTCCCCATCATCTTGTTCTGGCTCGCGACCTTCACGGGGAAGATCGAACAACGCCGACCGGCCACGTCGCCACCGTCGAGCCGGACCACATAGCCCGCCGTGTCACGGGGCAAGAGTTGCCGGACGTCGGTCGTGCTCGGGTCCGCGTACAGAGTGAGTGAACTGTCTTCCGCCTCGATCGGGCCAGGGATCTTGGAGCGGAATCGGCTGTTGACGTCGGGCGTGTCGATCTGATTGGACGTGACCGTCCAGCCTGCGATGTCATTGATTTCGCCGGATAGATCGGTACCCGCGTTGATCTCGGCTCGGGTGATCGCAACGGTGTAGTTCGCTACCGCTGGAACCCATAGCCATTTCGTCGTGCCGACCGGCCAATACCGGTTGACGGCAGTGATCGGAGTCGCGACCATTAGTGATCACTTCCTTTCGCGCTAGAAGCGCTCTTGGAAGATCCCTTAGCGCCGGTTGACTCTTTAGTGTCAGTGGATTTGTCGGCCGGTTTGCGATCCTTCGGCTTCATGCTCTCGGAGTCGCTCGGCTCTTCGCGTGGCTCGCTGTGCACACTCGCGCGAGCGACTTCCGGATCCGGCTTCGGCTCTGGCGGCCCGTCCATGAGTAGCCAGCCGGACATGCCGTAAGTGGGCATCGCCGATGCCGGTACTTCCGTCTCCTGACCAGGAAGGTTCGGATGGCACATCCACACCATTTCCATGATCAACCTTCCTATGCGCTCGCGCCGATAAGGATGATGTCGTACAGGACAGTCGAGACCGCGCCAGAGTTGGCGATCCGGAGCAGATCAGCCGTTGCGGCCGTGACCGCGTACGCCGTGGCATCGGGGGCGAAGAGCATGAACATCCCGCCCGGACGGACCGTGACCGTATGTGCTGCCGCACCGACCCACGTAGCGAACTGAGTCGCCGCCGCGCCACCGACGACCACATTGTTCGTGTTCGCGATGGCCGCATAGATCAGGATCCCTTTGATCCTCGCGAACGAGAATGCGGCACCGGTGATCGAGTGCGTGACGCCGCCTGCCAGATCGAGATCATCCGTACCGGAGATCGCGATCGTTCGCTGATCAAAGAAAATCTGATCGGCTTGGTTCAACCCGGTACCGGTGGTTAGCGAGATCGTCTTGGTGTACGCCAGCGCTGCTACGGGTGACACTGACATGTCAAGCGGAGTAGCCGTCTGATTCGCTGCCAGCGAGGTAACGAACTGTGTATCGAGTGGCATCGTTTCCCCCCTACGCGCTCGCGCCGATGATCAGGATGTCGTAGGTCACTGACGTACCTGCGGCACTGTTCGCCACCCGAAGGAAGTCCGACGCGCCAGCGCCGACCGTCCAACCGGTAGCATCCTGCGACATGATCCCGAAGAATCCGCCCGGCCGGACTGCGATCGTGTGCGCTGCCGCACCGAACGGGCCGACGAACTGAGTCGCCGCCGCGCCACCTAGTACGACGTTGTTAGTGTTGCCAACCGCCGCGCGAATGAAGATCCCTTTCACCCGGACGAAGGTCAACGCCGCGCCGAGAGCATCGGTCAGCGAGCCCGCCAAGTCGATATCCACCGTGCCTGACGCGCCGAGCGTGTTCGTGTCCACATAGACCTTGTCCGCCTGGCCAGCGCCCGTTCCCGTGTCGAGATTGAGCTGTTGCGCGAACACGATGTTTGCCGACGGGACCGTAAGATCCGCTCCCGTGTTCGACAGGAACGCATTCACTTGGATCAGTGTTTGCGTGCTTAGTGGCATCCCGTCATCTCCCTCTGAATCCGTGAGCGCGGGCAACCTGATCTACGATCGTCCCGATCTCGTTATCGACTGATTTGGTGATCGGTTCGACCGCAGGCCAAAGGAACGGACGCGCTTTCTGATTGACCCAAACCGTCTTACTCGGATTGACGGGGTGCCGGAACATGCCCGGTTGTCCTCTGTGCTCAAGCGCTCGGGAGTCGTCGGCCGCCGCGATGCTGGTAGTCAGCCGAAGTCCAGCCCCCTTTTTCGAGAGCAGGACAGAGAGCTTTGTCGCTTTGGGAATTCGAGTCGAATACGAAGCGTTTTGACGCGCGGCCGTCAAAGCAGGTTGCCCGATCTTCCGGAGCATCGGCCGGATCTCGCGCCTGATCTCTGCCGGGAATTTCGGAAACTGTCGAACGAACTTCCGAAGTTCCTCTGTCCCGGACGTCCGCTTGAAGACCGCCATCAGCCGTCACCCCTGGCCATGATCTCCAGATTGAACGTCCCGCCGTAGAACCCCACCGCGCCGTATTCCTGCGGCCCGTACGGCTGGAAGTCGATCACTCTCGTGTCCTCGACCACGCCACCCAAGGTTCGGTCAGCTTCGATGATCGCCACGATCGACTTGTCGCCGGTCGGTGCCATGTACTCGATCAGCCGACGGACGCCGATCTCATCGAACGCCGATGATGTCAGGATCGTGATCGTCGGCGAGATGTTCATCTTGTTACCGGCGAACGACTTGCGGTAGGAGTCCACCACGGGCGGCCCTAGGAACGCGTATGGCGGGTTGATATTGCCGGTCTGAGCCATCTGGACGGACAGCCCGTCTACCAGGCTGAGACGCGCTCTCAGAGCCGTCATGACCCCTTGTACGTCCGTCATCCGGTGGTCCCCGCCCCATATCGAATCTTGCTCTTGAGTAGCTCGACCACATCAGGATCTTCAGCGCGGATCCGGACCGCCGTGCCGAACTCTCCGAAGCCTGCGACGCCGAAGGGAGCATCCTTCCGCTTGAGCAGAGACGTTGCCTTGAGAATGCACGCTTCATTGACTTCGTCAGGAACAGCCGACCAGCCGTGCAAGCCGGTGATCCTCAACCCTGGTCGGCCGTAGTCGAGCGTCGGGAAGAATCTTGATCCGCTGACATCGATCTTGGTGTACGCATACGCCAGATTGTTGACGGCCGCGTTCATCGGCCCTAGGCGGTAGTCGCTCGCTGCCCACGTCGTCGGGAAGGTGCCCGTGCCGTCGTCGGTGGCCACGACCAGGCCCACGGTGGACGCGAGATCGTCAATGTAAACGCACTGGTAGTCATAGATCACGTACGTATGGGCAGTGGCTACCGGATCTTTCCAGAACTTTCGCTTAGGGAACCCGCAAAAGTTGTCGATAGCCCTGCTCGCCGCGTTGATCGCCCGCTCTATCAGAACGTCGGACACCACGGATGACTCATCGTCGATGTGCCCGCGCACATCGGCCACGGTTGCGTATCCGTTGGTGATCGTCACTGACTACTTGCCGCCCGTCGGTGCGTTCTTGGTCGTGAGCCCGCTCTTGGTGCTGGAAGGCTTCCGCGTGGTTGCCGTCTCAACCCTGCCGGACTTGGCCTGACGCGCCGTCTCAGCCGCCGCGAGAGCTTCCCGAGCCTTGGCGTCCGCTTCGTCTTGAGCTTCCCAAGCCTTGAGATCGGCATCCTGCTGCGCCTCGAACGCCTCATCATTGGCCTTGGCCAGATCGCTGTGGACTTCGTCCAGCTTGTCGGCTCGTTCTTGATCTTCGGACGTAGCCTCTCGAACCATGCCCGAGCGGATCATGTCCTTCGCTTCGTTTTCTGGGAGATCTACGACGGAGTAACGCGGCGGCCAGTCAACGCCGTCGCGCGTTCCCGTGACATCCGTTAGAAGCGTAACCTTCATGATCTTTCACCCTCTCTCTCTTGATCGGGTACCGGCCGGAAAGAATGACCCGAGAACACGCTTCCGGCCGGTAGTTCTTGATCCGATTACGTGGCAGCACCGACGAAGTGCTTAACCGCGCCGGTGAGGTCCACCAGTGCGCCGTCTGCACGGAAGAGGCACCGGAAGGTGACCATGTCCGTGTTAAACGCGAAATCGTCAGACCGCTCGAACCGGATTCCGCCCGCGATCCGAATGAAGTACTGCGAGATGTCGCCGAAGATGATCGACTTTGCGTTGAGCCCGGTGGCCGCGACACCCGGATCCGTGAGTACCTGCTTGCCCAGGATCGTGTCAGGAGCACCGGCCGTGAGGCCAGGCTGCCAGAGGTAGTTTCCGATGCCAGCGCCGCCGCTGTTGTCTTTGATCTTCCGGAGCGCCGCAACGGTCGAGTCCTTGACGATCCACTTCGTGGCCGACGATGCCCGGTAGGGAGCGATCACCGAGTAGAAGAGATCGATCAGGTTGTCTCCGTTGGGAACACCCGCGACCGTCGTTGCTGACGTGACGCCAAGAGTCGAGTCCAGCGTGATTCCGCGTGGCTGAGTCGTACCGGTGCCGGTGATCACGTGCGAGCCGAAGAGGTTACCGATCGCGCGGCCCGCCTGCATCGAGAGGTACCCCTCAAGATCGACGCCCGTGTCTTCGATCAGTTCGCGGGAGATCTGAATCAGCGTGCCGTACTTGAACGCGCCAAGAGAGATCTGCCCGAATGCCGGGTCACCCGCACCGATAGCCGCACCTTCCGCGACCAGTGCCGCCGAGCCGTGAGCGGTCGTCTTGGGGACCTGGATCACTTCACCCGAGCTGGTAGAGAGCACCGTCGCGCCAGCTTGCATGACCGCGCTGACCTCGATCAAGTGAGCGACCAGCCGGTCATAGAACGACGTCGGGACCGTGACTGCTGCCGCAGTGGTGATGTTGCCCGCGACGACCTTACCGAGGACACGGAAGTCAACAGGCTTGTCGGGCTTGACGTCGTACGTCCGGCCGGACTGTCCGAGCAGGAACTTGCGAAGTTCGGTTGAACGATCTTCAGCCTGCTTGCTCTCGGGAGTCTTGGCGTTCTTGACCGGCCCGCGAATCGAGTCGAACAGCTCGTCAGTGTCCTTGGCGCGCTTCTCCGTCTCCAGAGCGGACGTCATGCGCGTGTCTAGGGCATCGATCTCTTCGTTCAGAGAGTCCCATTTGCCTTGCTCTTCGGCAGAGAAAGCGCGGTTCTCGTCAGCCGCCACGTCTGCCAGGCCCTTAGCTTCGTCCCAGACGCGCATGCGTCGTTCGCGAAGCCGTTCAACGATGGTGCCAGCCATAGCCGCCCACCCTCTCCAGATTGATCATGGATTGGGGGTGACTGTCGGTCTGCCCACCGTGTCTCAACCGGTAGTGATCACGGTTGTCTCTTACGTGTCAGAGGGTGCCGAGCAGGCTGCCCTTCTGGATTGATCATGTAGTTGTCGGTCCGGCAGTCGGTGACTTTCGGTCTGCCTACCTGCCGGACCCAAGGTATCACCTAGCCAGCCGGACCGTCTTTCTTGGCCAGCAATGCCGCAATGGCGCTGTGGCCACGGACCCTTGGCTTTTCCGGAGTGGACGGAACGCCAGTCTTGACGAAGAATTTCCGAAGCTCGTTCTCTCCCGCGAGCTTCCGAACCTCTTCAAGATCAGCACCAACCTTGGCCGCGAGCGAACGCATTCCTGCGGTCGTATCGAGGTAGGCCGGACTGACGACCGGTGCGACGTCCACCAGCTTTCCCGAGATGAGAGACCGCATCGGGAAGCCCTGCTCTGTGACACCCCATTCGTCCTCAAAGGTCATGAAGGCGAATGAGCTTTGCCGCACGTCGCCGCGCTGGACAAGCTCTGTGATGTCCGCGCGTGCTGCCGGGGGTTCCACCACGTAGTCAAGGCCCGTCTCGTCCACAGAGAGCCGTAGAGAGCCGCCCGCGACCGTTCCTAGGAGCATGTTGTCATCGTGATTGAACCGAGCAACCACGCCTGGCCAACCGTCGCCGCGAGACTTATTGAAGAATCCCGGCTTGACCTCTTCGACGAATCCGCCGAGATTGCGTGAGAGCGTGCTGAAGACAGCCGCGTACCCACCGATCTTGTTACCGTCGCCCCTGGAGCGATACTCGACCGGCCATGTGGTGTACCGGCGTTCAGGCGTCGTCTCTGACATCGCCTTTCCTTCCTAGATCCGGATCGTGTGAATCGCCGGTACCCGACGGCCGTTAGACCCTCCGGTCAGCTTCGGATCTTGCTTCGCCGGAACCGGGTTCGGATCCGGTGGCTTTTGGCTCGGGTCAGTAACGAGTATGGGAATGATCGGCTGCTTCTGGACCTTGGGCTTGGGCAACGGTGGTCGGTTCTCGATCTCGCGAACTTCATCGATCGTCAGGAAACCCGCGTCGATCGCTACCGCGTGAGCGTCGTAACGAGTCTTGAGATCACCGCGCAAGATCCCATCCGGGTTGAACCGAACGAACTGCCGCTCTGGCAAGATGCGGGAGATCGCGCCTTCGATCAAGGTAGTCCACGGGAGTAGAACGATCTTGTAGACGTGCAACCCGTTCTGCTCCGGGGAGTTGTACGTCAGCGATCCGCCCGTCTCACCACCGACCCACTCGGGAGGAATGCCGAAGATCGCCGCGATCTGCGTCGCATTCATCTTCATGGTCTGGATAAATTGTGACTCTTCAGGGTCAATGGACACGGCAGAGAAATCCCAGTCGGCACCATACGTAAGCGGCCGTCCGGAGCGAAGAGATCTTACAAGCCGCTCGGTGATCTCGTCGGCTTGCTCGTCAGAGATCACTTTCTCTTTGTTCTTGAACGTGCTCGGTGGCACGCCGCCATTGCCGAACCAATTCGCGCCGTACTCCTGAGCGTCCAGCCCGAACCCGATGGACCGTGCGAACGCCTTGACCGGCGAGAGACCGACGACGCCACCCGGAGGAACGAACCAACCGATGTGGATCACCCGGTCACGGGGGATCTCACCGTAACCGCCATCTGGATTCGTCCAATAATAAATCGGTCGCGTCGGGTGAGTCTCGTCAACCCACACATGATCAGGATGTAGCCACTCGATACTGACCGCGAACCCAAATCCATCGATCTCTGTGATGATCCCGTAGGCGTTCCCGCGCATGGCCAGCGAGATAACCATCTGCCGCGTCCACGTGATCTTATCGACCACAGCCGCAGGCTTTTTGATCAGTTGCGGATCGGTGATCCGTTTGGAGATGTCTCCGTCTTCGCGAAAGGTCTGGAGAGGCAGCGCGGAGATCTGTTCCGCCAGCACCCGGACACATGCGAAGTAGGAGATCAAGGACAGAGCATCACCGGAAGATCCGTAATCGCGATCAGGCCCAACATTGAACGGTCGCCACGGCACCGACGTGATCGCTCGCGATTCGGCCGGTCGGTTGAAGATCGCTCGATAGAGATCTCTCCCGAAGTCCCGGAACATGCCCACACAAGCCCCTAACGAACCGAATCGAGCACATCGTAATCACTACCTGGATCTGTGGTGACAAACCCCCACAGCGCCAGAGTAGCCCCTACCAGCGGGGATATGACCACCGAAAGACCCTTTCGAGCCCATGCCCATGATGCCTCAAGATCACGCTTAACCGCCCCTGCTACCGCGACATTCATTCTAGCCTCACCCAAGTGGATCAGTTGGGACTGATCAACCTTGTCGTAGAACATGCCGCAGGCTTGCACATACTCTTGGGACGTCGTCTTGATGATCTCTATCCGCACCCGCTTGGATTCCGCGAGAGTCTCGATTTCGCTGATCAGCGACGCTGCCGCGCTCGCGGTATCAATGACGACGCGCACAGTCCACTCACGGCCGTCCCAAAGCTCTGCCAGCGTGACCATGTCGGCCACGGCCCACGCCGTACCCGGCCCGTGTTTGATCGTCTCTACGTGGATCCTGCCGTCTTCCCGAGCACCCGCAACAGAGATCGACGTCCAAGCGCGCTCGGGAGTCACGTCGATTGCGAACGTCATCCGACCGGCGATCTGTGAGCCAGGATCGATCAAGGCTTTCCAGGTGAATTCCTTGATCACCAACCACTCGTCAGGGAATTCGTCTTGCCACTGATTCAGGTACGCGCGCCGGAACTCAGAGAGCTTGAGTGTTTTCTTGGCGTGCTTGATCGCAGCGATGTTGATCGTGTACCCGAGAGCAGGCATGCATTGCGCCCACACATCATGATCGTCGGGATCGGCTTCGTTCGGTGCCGACCACTCGATATAGCACGATCCGTCAGTCTCTTCAGCAAGAGCCAGCTCCCGGCCGGTCTTGACCTTCTCCCGAAGGAACGCTGACTTCCGCGTGCCAGCCGTCGAGTTGATCCAAATCTGCGGCTGATCACGGGTGGCCATCGCAGGATTGAACGCCTGTTCTAGTCGAGCGTCCTCTTGCGCGAAGGCTTCGTCGATCATGCCAAGATCGAGAGTCTCGCCGTGGGCAGACGTCTCTTTGTTCGACGTGATCCCGTGCAGCGATCCGTTATGCCACTTGATCGCTTCCTGACCGATCGCCAGTCGAGTCACGAAGTCACGGGAATAGCGGCTGGCTTTCAAGATCGGGATGTGCTCGTCTTCCCACTTCCCACGTGCTGCGATTCGGGTCTGAGCCGCATACAAGATCCGCTGTCTTGGCTCGCGCGCGGAGATCATCGCTTGTGCCCGGTGGATCATCACCGCGAGCAGGAGAACCGTCTTGCCCGACTGGCGAGGAACCGTCAGGCAAATCTCGCGGTAGGCCAGCAGGCCGGTAAAAGGATCTACCTCAAGCGCGATGTCCGAGACGTACTGTTGCCACGGCATGAATCCGTATCCGAGATTCTCAGCCACCTGAGCAACGCGCGGCCCGTAGGTCTTCCGGTCGTAACGTCGCGGGGTACTAAACCGGGGTAGACAGGTCAGCCCTGTGTGAGCTTGTATCAGCGTCGTCACCCGCAGCCCCCTCAATGAGACGGATGTACTCCCGTAGCTCACGAGCTACGGCCGCCGTCGCCATACCAGCGCCACGATCAAGAGTACGTGCCAGGTTGAAAGCGGTAGCGGTCACGGTGCCGGACAGTTGCCCGGCCAGCTTCAGTTCACCGATGTCGGCCCGTAGTTGCCGCTCGACCGGCCCGAACGGGCTCTTGCTGCCGTCGTCAAGAATCCAGACAGCTTGATCACCTTCCGACGGTTCGACGATGTTCGTCGCTTGCGTGCCGGACGGCACCGGATCATCCGGAAGGGTTGTTCTCGGCTCCCTGCTCATACAGGCATCCTTGAGCCCTTGATCGAATTGCACCGTCTGTGCATCAAGGTCACATTCTCTCGCACGTCGGGACCGCCCCATGCCAGTGGGATCGTGTGATCAATTGTAGGCCCCCACGGGTCCCTACCTGACAATGTCATGTCAACGGGTTTGCCGCACTCCCACCATTGACAGATGAAACGATCTAGCTCTGCGATCTCTTGCGTTGTGTACGGTCCGGTTCGACTACCGGCCATTTGCGCCCGGCGTCGTCGGCCCTTCTCTTGCAGCCTGGCACGTTCCCGAGCGGCACTGTACGGCAAGCGATCACCGAGATTCGCGCCCGCGTGGTAAGCGCACGCATACGAGCAGAACCGCTGCGACTTCTCCCGCTTGAACATGACTCCGCAACCCTCGCACAATCGGTTGTATCGGCACTGACGGCATGACAGGTGATCTGTGCTGGTAGAGAACTTCTGGCCACATGAGCACACCACCGGATGCGCCGGATGTCTGCGGCTCGTCGGGAGCTTCAGGCAGTAGTCACACCACCGGCGCGGTCGGCCCGGAGTTGATCTTTCATAGTCGAACACGTACCCACACGGGCAGACGACTGTCTCAAGCTTTCTCATACATGAAATTATACGCGACTTGACTGGTAGGCATGAGCTACCAGGGTTCCAAGAACTTGACGGATTCGCAAAGAATCCCCAGGTAGCGCGCATATTCCAACAGATTCGACCAAGATCGAAAATCCCCCCCTGCCAGCAGGAAGAAACTCGGAGAGA